TATGGAATAAGCGTATGTTCAGGATATGGATTTTCTAATAGTAGAGACTCTAAAGGTATTGCCAGAAAAAGCGGTTCATGGGCACATGCGATGGCTTGGGTAGCTTGTGATGATACACATGAGAGATTTAAAGAAACATTATTTTTAGTTCAAAATAGTTGGGGAAAATGGAATAGTGGACCGAAAGTTCACGACCAACCAGACGGAAGTTTTTGGATTAGAGAAAAAGATGCTGCTGGCATGTTGAGTGGCAGGGGAGCCTATGCTTTTAGTAATGTGAATGGATTTCCACCACAAAAGCTACCAGATTATGGTTTTATCGATTATCTATAGTGGGGAATCATCTTATGAAAATTTTAGATAAAATAGCTCTTAATAGATTAATAGTAATTATAGCAGATTTTATATTGAAATTAATAAAAATAGTCTCACCTAAGTCTGTAGAAGATGTAGAAATAGACATTAAACCTGACAAAAGAAAAATATTCCCAATCTTTAGAAGGAAAAAGAAAGATGAAAATATACAGTAGTTTATTTATTCTAACCGTTATGGGCGCTATTACCCTCGGAGAATTCCAGCCTTCTTCTACAAGTGCCGTAAGTTTAATCGGCGGAGTTGTTAAAGCAAGACACGAAATATCTGAAGACAGTAAATATCCAAGAGATGAATGCCCGGTATGTGAAGGGAAAGGTTGGTATATAAGTGGAGACGGAATCGAAAAAGTAGAATGTGGTTATTGTGAACCCAAAAAACAAGAAGCAATTCAAGAAGAACATATTGATGAACCAGAACTAGTTACAATTCCAGAAGAAGAACCTAAAACTTTTATTCTTAGGAGAAATTAATGCCAAATCCTAACATAAGACCAAGAGTAAAAAAAACACAAGATACGATAGAAAAAAATAAAGCAGAGCTTCTGGCTGAAGAAATTTATAATAAAACAATGTCAAAGATAAAAGAATCTGAGCTTTATGGAATTGATCCTCTAACAATCATCATTCTAGTAGGTATTGCTGTTAATATCATAAGGGTTATACAAGAATGTAATAAAAATAAAACGACTTCTCTTTCAAAAGGAGAACAATCAACATTTTTAAGCACAGACGTAAGATTTAGGTCTTTTAATCATAGCTTTTTGACTAGAATGAGACTAAGAAAAATTCTAAAAAATCATTTAACAAAAGACCAATATAAAGTATATGGTGACGTTATATTACAAACTTTGTTAGAGGTAGGAAAAACAGTCAAGGAAGAACAGGTATCAGCACTTCTGGAGTATGAAAATGTTTAGTATATTAGTATGGTGTGTTTATGGCATCTTCGTAGGAAGCATAGCTAAGAGTATAATTCCCGGAGAAGAGAATTTCGGCTTCATTAAAACAGTAGTATTGGGAGTAGCGGGTTCTTATATGGGGGGCGCTATTATGTACTTATTAGGCCAATACGATGCTGTTTCACCGGCAGGTTTATTTATGGGTGTTTTGGGATCGTGCTTAACTTTAGTATTATACAATAAATTGACCAAGAATTAATTTTTTGTTTTTATCTTCGTAAAAATTGCACGAACCTCAGTTTTTCTGGGGTTCGTTTTTTATTGACACAGCAGTAGACATAGGCTATAATATGGTTATCGGTACACAAATTTTGGAAAATTTCAAGGAAATAATTTAACTTTTTGATCTAAACCCAAAGGTGTATTCAATGAATATCATGAGAATTATATTTTATGTTTTGTGTCTAATAGCTATCTTTACAGCGGACCATAGTATGCAAAATCCATTCTATTATGCTATTATCTTCGGTCTTGCAACACTCATAGAAAAGAAATAAATAGGAGAAAATATGTCTGCACTTCAAGAACTTCAGAATTATACATTTGTCAGTAAGTACGCTCGTTGGATTGAGAGTAAGCAAAGAAGAGAAACATGGAAAGAAGCAGTTGAAAGAGTTAAAGGCATGATGCTAATAAAGTATGCGGACTTTGAAATTAATGACGATATTGAATGGGCATACGATATGATGTATAAGAAAAAAGTTCTTGGTTCTCAAAGAGCTCTACAATTCGGAGGAGAACCTATTCTAAAAAGACATGCCAAGATTTATAATTGCACAAGTTCTTACTGTGATCGGTTAAGATTTTTCCAAGAATGTTTCTGGCTTTTATTATGTGGAAGTGGTACTGGTTTCAGCGTTCAAAAACATCATGTCGCAAAATTGCCGAAATTGCAACACGACGTAAAAAAAGGTAATGGTGTGAAACATGTTATTGAAGATAGTATTGAAGGTTGGGCAGATGCTCTGGGTATTCTTCTGTCTTCTTATTTTGATAGACCTTCTGACCCATCTTTTGCTAGATTTACCAATCAGCATGTAGTATTTGATTATTCAGAAATTAGGGAGAAAGGAGCCCCTCTTAGTTCTGGAGTGGGAAAAGCTCCGGGTTATGAGCCTCTAGCAAATGGTCTCGAAAAAATTAGAACTTTATTGGATAGATGCGTTGCTAATGGACAAGAGAAACTACGACCAATTGACGCTTATGATATTGTTATGCATAGTAGTGATGCTGTATTGTCAGGTGGCGTTCGTCGCTCCGCCTCATTAGCGTTATTCAGCCCAGACGACGAAGAAATGGCAAAGGCTAAAACAGGTAATTGGTTCGTTGACAATCCACAAAGAGCAAGAAGCAATAACTCAGCTCTACTTCTCAAAAATGAAACCACCTATGAACAGTTTTCATCTCTTATGGAGAGCGTCAAAGAGTTTGGAGAGCCTGGGTTTATTTGGAGTGAGTCAAAGGACATGATTTTTAATCCATGTGTAGAAATTGGCATGTGGCCTGTTGATGAGCTTACAGGAGAGTCTGGATGGCAAGGGTGTAATCTTTCTACAGTTAATTGTTCTTCTTTAGCCGATGAAGAGGATTTTTATGAAAGATGTCGTGCTTCTGCTATTATTGGAACATTACAAGCTGGTTTTACTTCCTTAGAATATTTAGGAGAAACAAGTGAAAAAATCTTTCAACGAGAAGCCTTACTGGGTGTTAGTCTTACAGGAATTATGGAAAAGCCTGATCTTGTGCTTTCAGAAAAAACGTTAAAAAATGGAGCTAAAATTGCAGTAAAAACAAATCAAGAACTAGCACAAAAGATAAACATAAATCAGGCGGCAAGAGTAACTTGCTTAAAGCCAGAAGGAACATCAAGTTCTATGCTAGGCACAAGTTCTGGTATTCATCCCCACCATGCAAAAAGATACATTCGTCATGTACAAGCAAATATTATTGAAGCGCCATACGAGCATTTCAGAAGTTACAATCCACAAGCATGTGAAAGAAGTTCATGGTCTGCAAATGATACTGATGAAGTAATTAAGTTTCCAATCGAAGTACCGGATGGAGCTAAACTAAAAAATCAACTTCCTGCAGTTGAAATGCTTGATGTTGTAAAAAGTACACAGATTTACTGGGTTAATTCTGGAAAGAATAAAGGTCTTTGCACACAACAATATCTAAGTCACAATGTCAGTAACACTGTAACAGTTAAGCCTGACGAATGGGAAGATGTTACAAAGTTTATTTACAAGAATCGTCAGTATTATGCCGGAATTAGCCTAATACCTCAAAGTGGAGATAAAGATTACCCACAGGCTCCTTTTACAACTGTTTATACAAGCAGAGAAATTGTAAAAGAGTATGGGGATGCTTCTTTATGGTGCTCAGGTCTTATAGAGCTGGCTCTACAAAACTTTGAAAAGAATCTGTGGGCCGCTTGTGATTATGTAACTTTTGAGCAAGCTAAACCAGAAGATACACAAGGCAAACTACATTTTATTACCAAGATGAAAAACTTTGCTGGAAAATATTTTGATGGAGACATTAAGAGATTAACATATTGCATGAAAGACGTTTACAATTGGAAAGTTTATTGCGATCTTAAAAATAGTTTTAAAAAGGTTGATTATACCCAATTATCAGAAACGGAGGATAATACAACAGGCATAGAAGAAGTTAGTTGTGCTGGCGGCGCTTGTTTAATTTAACTCCAAGAAGGAGAACATCTTGACTAGAAAACCTAACAAAACCAGAACTAGCAGTAGATCTTCAAAAAGAGCAAAGTTTATTGATGTAACCAAAGATATTATTCCAGAAGTTCCAGATATACAACTCAGAAACAGATTAACGGCAAAAAGCGATAATCAGAAAAACTTTATCAAAACCATTATAGATAATGACATCACATTTTGTCAGGGTCTAGCCGGTTCTGGTAAAACACATATTGCTATTGGTATAGCTATAGAATGGCTTTTAACAGATAAAGTTGGCAAAATTGTCATTAGTAGACCAGTGGTTGAAGCTGGCGAAAAACTAGGCTACTTACCGGGTACGGCAGAAGAAAAGCTACATCCATATCTTATTCCTGTTTTGGATGAGATCAATAATTTTATTAGTATGGCAGATTATGCTAGACTAAAAAACGAGAATAAGATTGAGATTGTTCCTCTTGGATTGATGAGAGGAAGAAATTTTCATGATTGTTTTATAGTTGCGGATGAATGTCAAAATGCTACTTACGAACAAATAAAGATGTTAATTACTAGAATTGGTTTTGACAGTAAAATGGTTCTAACTGGTGATGCGGCACAAAGCGATCTTTATAAGAATCAAAAGGGGGGTTTTGTGAGAATGATGGATTTATTGGGCGATATTGATGGTGTCGGTCTTGCTTTTTTAGAAGCGAGTGATATAATAAGAAATCCAATCATAGCTAAAATACTTGAAAGACTCGAAGTCTATGAAGGAAAATCATAAAAAGTGTCTGTTGCTTAATGTAGACTATAGCCCTATTTCTTTAATTTCTTGGAAAAGGGCTATGGTCTGGTATTTTAAATATGAAAAAAGCCCTGAGTATGGTATTGACATAATTGACTTTTACAAAAATGATGCAATTTTGGGCGTCAATAAAAAATTTCCAGTACCAGCGGTTACTAAAACAAAAAGATATTTCCATTTTAATAATGACAGATTGGTATTTTCTCGTAAAAACATTTTTATTAGAGATGATTATACTTGTCAATATTGTAATAAAAAGTTTGACTATAAAGAATTGACATACGATCATGTTGTTCCAAAATCGGTATGGACAAATAAAAGTAGCTCTACTTGTTGGACAAATATAGTAACTGCATGTTTTGGCTGTAACAATAAAAAAGGAAATAGGACACCCAAGCAAGCAGGAATGCCATTACTAAAAAACCCCATAAAACCAGAAAAACGATTACGGTACTTGCCTTTGTATGAGTATCTCACTACTATAGACATGATACCAGAAGAATGGAAGCTCTACCTACCGGAGTATTGAAATGCCAGAATATACATATGAATGTGAAAAATGCGAATCAGTTTTTAGTTTAATATCTAGTATTGCAGACTATACAGAGCATCCGAAGTGTGAATCGTGTTCTTCAAAAAAAACCATAAGAAGGTATGCCGAAGACTGCCTAACAATTAATGGAAGCGTTAAGAAATCTGACAGTGAATTGAAAACACTTGGGGACTTAGCTAAAAGAAATACCGACAGAATGAGTGACGACGAAAAACAAGCAATATGGAAAAAGAATAACGCATATAAGGAAACCTCTTCGGATAAGCCATTACCAAAGGGTATGTCTAGGTTAAAGAAACCCAAGAAGCCGTCAAAGAACTTTATAGAAAGGCTAAGATAAATGAGATCAATAAATATAGAGGACTGCATTCATAAGTCCAAGGAAAAAGAGAATAATCAAAATACCAATGATCTTGAACAAATAGATCAGTTTTACACTATTCTTGGTGAACAAGAATTTATTGACGATAATAAATTACCTAGAACATATTCAGAAACCAAAGCATTAGCTAAGACCACAACTATTAATGGTGAAACAAAATATTTCGCTAAAGTAAATTCTTATGGTAAGCTCTACAATCCTATGGGTATATTCTCTGAAGGTAAATCTCAAAAATTTCTTTCAAGAATAGGAAGGAATGAATATAATTTTAAGAGAGTAACATTAAGAACTTTTGAATTATATACATCTTTTTTAAAAAGTCGTAACATGGCTTGGATCAATCAAGCAGAAAGGGAAATGAACTAATGGCTAAACTCAGTAAAGCAAAAGAGTATGCAATTCTATATTTAAACGATATAATGGAAACATCTGAACAAACAATTGCAGAAGAGCTAAATATCTCTGTCTCAACAGTTAATGAAGTTTTATCTAATAGAGCTGTAGAAGAACCTGTTGTTGATAAAAAGAAATCAAAAGGAAAAGTAACAAAAGCTCATGATATGATGATAAGACATACAGCTGGAAAGAAAGATAATGGTGTTAGTATTATGACAAAAGAAGCTAACGAATATCAGCAAGAGCTAATGAAAAAACTAAACTCACAAAAAAAGGAAAATAAAGCTATTTTTAGGATGCGATGAAATACATATCTAAATATTCGAATGGCAAAGAGGTAACTGCGGCCCAATATATTACAGAATTAATTTGTGAACATTGGGCCAAGCAAAATAAAAAGGATTTGCATTACAGATTTTGGGCTACAAGCAAAGAATGGGAAAAACATTATAAAGGACAAATCCCGTCGGCATATAAATTACTGAAAAAGTATACGGCTGCGGCAATAATCAAAGCATTAAATGATCCACAAACACAAAAAACCTACTCATTGCGTTCGCCTATTCTGCCTGCTATCATAGAGAAGCATCAGAAGATGCTAGAATCTCAAAAGAAAGACCTAACAAAAACCTTTGAAAGGAAAGAAGAAATCAAACATAGCAAGTCGGAAGGTAAGAAAAATATCATATCAAAACTCAAGGATCTAGACAATGAGTAGTATTACGAAAGACATAACAAAAACATTTGGTGAGAATATTATACTCACTGGAAATTCTATCATCGACACAAAGAGTATTATTATTCCTGTAAGTCCAGTACTAGATATTCTTTTAAATGGAGGAATACCAGAGGGAAGTTTTGTTGTTTTAACTGGGCAGCCAAAATGCGGCAAAACAACGACCTCGCTAGATTTTGCGGCCACAGCACAAGACCCAAAATATGCTTATGGCCCATTCAAGGACGGAAGAGAAGTGTACTACCTAAATATCGAAGGTAGACTAAAAAAGCGTGACCTACAAGGAATTCCACATCTTAAACCAGAGAAGTTTCATGTGATAGGTTCTCAACAAGGAAAAATCCTACATGCAGAAGAATACTTACAAATTGCTGAAAAGTTAATTAATGAAGTTCCTGGTTCTGTTGTAATTATAGACAGTTATTCTGCTCTATGCACTGAGGCAGAAATTACATCCGATATGAATAAAATGCAACGAGCAGATGGTGCTAAGTTGTTGGCTAAGTTTTGTAGAAAGGTTGCTAATGTTATTCCTGTTAATAAAAATGTTGTTATTGGTATTACTCATTTGATGGGTAATCCTACTGGGTATGGTGCAGAATTCAAAGAAAAATCTGGACAAGCTATTGCTTATCAAACAGACATTAAACTAAGAGCAAAGAAGTTTAGTCCTTGGACAATTGGAACAGAAAGTGCTCCGATAGGACAGGAAGTTGATTGGCAAGTGGTCTGTTCTGCTTTAGGCGCTCCTGGCGCTAGTATGACTAGTTATATTAGATATGGACAGGGAATTGATAAACATACGGAAATCGTTCAGTTGGCATCTGATATTGGACTTGTCAATAAGGCTGGTGCATGGTATACTCTAACTCACCTAGAAGATAAGCCTAAGTTTCAGGGTGTAGAGAAACTCAGACAATATCTTGTGGACAATCCTGAAGTATATGAAGGTCTGGTTAACAGTGTTAAAGAAATGATGGGGATAGGAAATGCAGGTTAAAGATTTAGATGGCAATTTACATACATGGAATCTGACAGGAAGAATGGCTTATGCTAAATTCAATAAGTCAGAATTGCATCTTAGAGCCAGGATGTTATTAAACGAGACATATCCCACTCTGCAAGTTCTAGAAGAAGTGCCTATGACTTTGAAAAAGGGTGTTACTCTGTATATGGATTTTTACTTACCATTAAAGAAAATGTGCGTAGAAGTTCATGGTGAGCAACATTATAAGTTTGTACAATTTTATCATCAAAATATGGTGAATTTTGTTAAAGCACAAAAAAGAGACAGGGAGAAAGAGGAATGGTGTGAAATTAATGGAATTCGCTATATAGCACTTCCGTTTGACCAAACAGATTTACAATGGAAAGATTTAATCATCAATGAGTAAGACCAGTAAAGAACTAGTTGCGTATTGGGATGATGTACTGGATCAATACGAAAAAAGTATTGGAGTTCCATCGTATACCAATGATGCTATGCCGGAGGATGAACTGCAACAATATCTTACTATGAATAGGGATGTTCTTGAAAAACTAAACCCAGAAGATTGCGCACAAATATCCTATCGTCTTTGTCAATTTTCTTTTCATATACAGAGAACATTAAATAGAGAAATAGCTAGACATAATTGGGCGGAAGAAAGCATTAAGGACGTTATCTGTGGCGAAATTAATAACTACAAAGGATATGGGTATTTAGAGAAAAGTATTCAGGCAATCAATAACAATGAACGCGCCACAGCTTTAAATTCAATAAAAAAACACGCAAAACAAAGAATGGATAGACTAAGTTTTCTATCCAACAATCTTAAAAATTTGTCAGATATTTTACTTTCTATACAAAGAAACAAGGTGAAAAATGGCTCTTGAAAAAGAAGATATAATGGCTCTTATAGCTATATTACAAAAAGGTCTAGAAGATGGTGACGAACCAGCACCGAAGGCAAAAAAGAGAAAAGCATCTACAAGAAAAACAAAAACCCAAAAGACTCAACAAGATGTAAGAGAGAATAAGTTTGATAGTATGCCAGAAAGAAATATGCATAAAAAGGATACTATCATAGATAAAAAATTATGGGAAAATCTACCTGTGTCAGACAGGACTAGACAATTCCAGACTGTTGAAGTAAAATGTAGGTCTTGCGGGAAAACAGAATCAGTTAATCCGGTTTTAGTGGATTCTGTAGAAAGATATAAATGTAATAGGTGTTCTACATCGGCAGGATAAGAAAGAAAATATGATTTTAGCGGATACATCGGCAGAGAGAGCTGTTTTAGCTGGTATTTTTACATATGGCGAGACTGCCTATATGGAAATATCGGACATTATTAATGAAAATACATTTACTGTAGATAGTAATGTTGTAATCTATAAGTGTTTAAAGCAATTATGTGAGAATAGTTCTCAAATTGATATTGCTTCCATATACTCTGTTGCTCAAGACCTAAGCGTTGCCCATATTCTAGAAAAAAAGGAAGAGGCACAACATCTTAGGGCAATCATGGATTTTCCTGTAAGTCTTAATAATATCAGAAAATTCGCTGCCAAAATCAGAAAACTAGAGATTACGAGACTTTTAAGAAAACAACTAGAGTTAGCTCAAGACAAACTACTAGAAATTAATGGGACAGAACCCATTGGAAGCATTCTTGGTATTGCAGAAGATACGGTCTTCAACTTCACCAACCTGCTCAATGATTCTGAAGACGCACCTCATCATATAGCGAATAATCTTGAAGAATATATCAAAGAACTCGAAGAGAATCCTATAGACCAAATCGGTATTCCTACTGGTTTTCCAATTTATGACCAAGCAATTGGCGGAGGATTAAGAAAGGGAACTGTTAATGTAATCGGAGCAAGACCAAAGACCGGTAAAACTTTGCTATCAGATAATATGGGTTATCATATAGCTTCTAAAGGCATACCTGTGCTAAATATGGATACTGAAATGTCCAAAGAAGACCATATTCATAGAGTTCTTGCTATGATGACAGAAACAGAGATTAATCAGATCGAAACTGGACAATTTTCTGAGAACCCAGATAAGTACACAAAGATCCAAAAGGCTGTGAAGAATCTAAAAAACACAAACCTGTACTATAAGACTATTGCTGGAAAACCTTTTGAAGATCAAATCAGCATTATGAAAAGGTGGCTCGTCAAAGAGGTCGGGCTTAATGACGATGGAACAGCAAAAGAATGTGTAATTTTTTACGATTATCTGAAATTGATGGATACCAGTGGAATGACTCAAGACTTGAAAGAATACCAAGTTCTTGGTTTTATGATGACGCAGTTGCACAATTTCGCGGTAAAATATAAGGTTCCTATCGTTGCATTCATACAATTAAATCGAGACGGCATAACAAAAGAAAGCACGGATTCAGCAAGTGGTTCTGACAGAATCATCTGGCTCTGTTCTAACTTTACGATTTTTAAAAGAAAGACAGACGAAGAAATAGCAGAAGATGGGCCAGCAAATGGGAATAGAAAATTAGTACCACTCATCGCTCGACATGGGGGTGGATTAGACGATAACGATTATATTAACTGCAACATGAAGGGTTGGTGTGCTAAGATTACTGAAGGTAAAACTAGACTTGAATTGGTAAACAATAACAGTAGTGATGAAGGGTTTGTAATTGATGATAACGAAGAAATCCCGTTCGATTGATCAAGCTAAATTAAAAATATTGTCTGATATTGTTTGTGATAATATTGAAACTCTATTGGAATATTTTAATGTAGACTTTAAACATAGCGGTAAAATGATTACCATGTGTTGTCCGATTCATGGAGGAGATAATCCTTCTGCGATAAATATCTATCCAGATGGAGATACATACAGAGGAAATTGGAAATGCAGAACGCATGGTTGTGAAGAGCATTTTAGAAGTTCTGTTATAGGATTTTTTAGAGGAATCATTAGCCATAATGAATTGAATTGGTGTCAAGAAGGTGACATCATGATCCCATTTAATGATGCTGTAGAATTTTTAAGCAACTTTGTCAAGAAAGACCTAAAAGATATTCGAATATCAACATCTGATAGGAATAAAAAAACATTCACTTCAATGATGAATTATGTGAAGCAAAAACAGGAGAAAGAATCCAATCAAATTACTAGAGAGCATGTTCTACGATCTTTAGAAATTCCATGTTCATATTTCTTGGAAAGAGGATATTCAAAAGAAATATTAGAAAAATATGATGTTGGTTTATGTACAAATCCTTCAAAGCCTATGTATCAAAGGGCTGTGGTTCCAATCTATGATAATGAGTACAAATGTCTTATAGGCTCATCTGGAAGAAGCATATTTGAAAAATGCGAACAATGTAAAGCATACCACGATCCATCTAGATCATGCCCCCCAAAGGAAGAAGCATGGAAATATAGCAAATGGAAGCATAGTGCAAATTTCAAGAGTCAAAATGCTTTGTACAACTTTTGGTTTGCTAAAAACTTGCTTATAGAAACTGGTGTCGCTATTATAGTTGAAAGCCCTGGCAACGTATGGAGACTAGAAGAAAGTGGTATTCATAATAGTGTTGCTATTTTTGGATCTTCAATGACTGACAGACAAAAAGTATTACTAGATAGCAGCGGAGCCATGTCTTTAGTAATCTTAACAGACAACGACGAAGCTGGAAGAAAGGCTGCTGAACAAATTCAAACTAAATGCCAAAATACATATAGAGTATATATTCCAAAATTTAATGCTAGCGATATTGGCGAAATGACAGTAGAACAAATTAACGAAGAAATCAAACCTTTTCTGGAGAAAATAGTATGAATATTATTGCTTTTGCCGGAAGAAAGCAATCAGGTAAAACAAGTGCAGCAATGGCTGTTGCTCAAGCGTTTAAAGCAAGAAATGCCACAGGTGTAGTTGAAATATACAACTTTGCAGACCCATTAAAGAATCTATGTATTGATATTTTGGGATTGGATTATCGCCAATGCTATGGCAGCGACGAAGAAAAAAACGAACTTGTTGATTGTTATTGGAATGATAAGCAATTATCTTCTAGAGAAGTTATGCAAATTGTTGGAACAGATATGTTTCGTAAAATGCAAAGCCATGTGTGGTCTTCTGCAACAATCAGAAAAATCAAACGAGACAATCCTAACCTAGCACTAATTGCCGATTGTAGATTCCCCAATGAAGTTGAGGCGGTAAAAAATGCAGGTGGCATTGTTGTCAAGCTAAATAGAAACGTATATGATTCTGATCATTTTAGCGAAACCGCATTAGACAAAGAAAATTATGATTATTCTAATTTTGATTTAGTTATAGAAAATCAGGATATGGACATACACGAGAAAAATTATTACATAGGTGAATTCCTTAGAAAAACAGGCATTGTATGATTATTACATATTTGAGAAGTTCTAGTTATGGTACTCATTCTATGTGTGAGCAGCAATACTTTATCGAGTATAATCTCGGAATTCGTAGTCCTTCTAATCAAAAGGCGGATAAAGGCACAATAGTACACAAGGTTATGGAAACGCTTGCGGATATTTCTGTAGCAATGTCAAAGGGTGAAATTCATATAAATGATGATATATGTGGGGAAATATCAACCATAGATCATGATGTTGAAAGAATTACAGAAATAGTATATGAATATTATACTAGTAGATTTACACATCACAACTGGAAACCTCTCGACCTAAAACATTGCAAGCAATGGGTAAATAAAGCCATTACTATCCAAAATGGAAATTTTGATCCAAGAAATCAAAAGATCATTCAGCCAGAACAAAGATTTGATATTGAAATTAAAAAACCTTGGGCTTACTATAAATACAGTGAAGACTTAGAAGGTTATTTGGCGATAAAAGGAACTATAGACCTCATAGCCCAACCAAATAAGAATACTCTAGAAATCATTGACTATAAAACTGGCAGAAGGCTAGATTGGGCCACAGGAGAAGAGAAAACTTTCGGCAAATTGCAAAAAGACCCACAACTTAGGATGTATCACTATGCTGCTAGTGTCCTTTATCCAGAAATAGATCACATTATTGTAAGCATATATTTTATTAATGATGGTGGTATTTTTAGTATGTGCTATCATAAAGAAGATTTGATTGAAACGGAAAATATGATCAGAAGAAAATTTGAAACAATAAAAAACTGCAAAAGACCAAGACTCAACAGAAGTTGGAAATGTACGAAATTATGTCATTTTGGTAAAAGCTTTTTTGATGAACCAATAACAGAATATAGAGATCATCAGATATGTGATAAAGGAACCCCAATGACTATGTGTGAACAAATCCGACACGCTATTGAGGTTGCCGGAATAGACACAACCATTGACAAGTACACTGTCCCAGGCTATAATGTTGGAAAGTACAAACCGCCAGGAAGCACCGAATGAACAAATATATTCCACTACATTGTCACAGTCACTACAGCCTATTGGATGGACTCAGTAGACCAGAGCAAATTGCAAATAGAATCAATCAGATAGAATCTCCGGCATGTGCCTTGACAGATCACGGTAATATCGCTGGTGCTGTTAAATTTTATTCCACGATGAAAAAGAATGGGATCAAACCTATACTTGGATGCGAACTCTATATTTGTGAAGAAAATCCAACATTAAAGGAAAAAGAGAACAGCAAACTCTCCCATATGCTTATTCTCGCAAAGAACCATCAAGGATGGCTCGATCTTATCAGAATTGTGAGCGAATCTAACAAACCCGAACATTACTACCATAAGCCGAGGCTCGATCTTGAAACACTTTCAAATTTCGTTAAGAACAATTTTATCTGTATTACTGGTCATCTTGGCTCTACCCTTTCTAATGCAATTTGTAGAGAGGATAAAATTATTAGTGACTATTCAAATGTTGGAGTGGCCTATGTGAATAGACTAAAAGATGCTTTTGGCAAAGAAAATGTTTTTCTTGAATCTCAACTAATGGATATGGAAAATATGCCAATCCAAAAAGAACTATCAGAAGCAACTATAGATATTGCCCAAAAAACTGGCGTTAAAACTATCTGTACTCCAGACGCTCATTATGCACGAAAAGCGGACGCTGTAGATCAGAGAATTCTTCTCTGCAACAATCTAAAAACAACATTTCCAGAAATCAATAGAAAGCTGGGAACTAGTGATAAAGTACCAATGGAATGTTTCTTCTCTTCTGATAACTATCATATTTTATCACAAGAAGAAATAACTGCACTTCATCCAGAAGAGCATATCGCTAATACAAATCTTGTTAATGATATGATTGAAGAATATGATATTCTAAGCAAACCCAAACTCCCACCTTTCAAATGTCCAGACGGATACAACCCAGATGAATATCTTAGACAGCTTTGTAGAAATGGTTGGCGTGATAAAATCAACAATAAAGTTGACAAAACACTACATCCAACATATACTGATCGAATCAAATATGAACTTAGCGTTCTACAAGGAGCAGACCTTTCTAGTTACTTCCTTATTGTACAGGATATTGTGAATCATGTTAGAGAAGAAAAATGGTTGCCAGGACCGGGAAGAGGATCTGCCGCTGGGTGTCTGGTGTCGTATCTTATTGGAATTACAAGCATCGACCCTATTAAGTACAATCTTTTGTTCGATCGTTTTTATAACGCTGGTCGTAATACTGCCGATCATATTTCTATGCCAGATATTGATGTGGATGTTCCAATCGACAAAAGAGAAAATATTATCGAGTACATCAAAGGCAGATATGGTGAAGATAAGGTAAGTCAGATGATTACTTTTAATACCATTAAAGGGCGTGGGGCTCTTAAAGATGTGTTGAGAGTATACGGTAATATATCATTTGAAGAAATGAATAATATTACCAAAAATATCCCTGACGAAGCTAAGATTGCCGATGAATTACAGCAGATGAAAGAGGACACAGGAGAAGCTTCTATCATTAGGTGGGCCTTGGAAAACAATGTTGACAAACTCAAAGAATGGTGCTATATTGATGATAAGGGAAATTTGGATGGTCCCCTATCGAAGAGATTTGAACAAGCAATTAGACTAGAGGGCACAAAATCAAATCAATCAAAACATGCTGCTGGAATTGCTATTAGTTCAGAACCACTAAACGAAAGTTGTCCAATGGTTTATGACAACAAAAATAAGCAGATGATTGCTGGTATGGAAATGCAAGATTTGGAAGCTATTGGTATTATTAAGTTTGATATTCTTGGTATTGCTATGTTAGACAAAGTAATGAATATTCAAAAAATTCTATTAGAAGGAGTAGAGATATGAAAGAAGTTAAATTCGACGTTGTGGCAGTTGGAAGTCAATTTCTCTATAACGGAGAAGAGTGGACCAAAACAGAGAAGGTGAAGATAAACTGTTGTAAGTTTAATAATGCGGTTAGCGTTTCTGATTCAAACAAGAAAGTTGGAGTTAAACCACAAGAAATTGTAGAGGTATCTGAATGAACTATAATAAAATTTGCGTATTTGATTTTGAGACGGACGGAGTTAATCCGGAGCAATGTAGTCCAGTACAAATTGCTGCCGTCATGATAGATCCATTGAATTTGGAAATTATTCCGAACTCAGAGTTCAACTGTAATTTTAAACCAGAAGCAATGGAAAAAGACCCAAACTATGAATATAAAACAGATATTCTAGATTTTCATGCTAAAGTTAAGGGATGTTCTAAAGACAAAGTATATGCTGAATGGCAAAACTACCCAAAACAAGAAATTGCATGGAAGATGTTTGTAGACTATCTTGAAAAGTATCATACTAGAAGCAATAAAAAGAAATCGCAGTTTTCTGCCCCAATTGCTTCTGGATACAATATCTATAGATTTGATCTTCCAATTATACAGAGACTTAGTAAGAAATACAAGAATGTTAATAAAGAAGGAAATTCTAATATTTTCTTTCCTAGGGATGTTGCAGACGTCTTAAATCTAGTTTTCTATTGGTTCAATCACAGTAATGAGCTTAAAAGTTATACTTTAGATTCTCTAAGGGATTATATGGGGATCACTAAAGATGGTGCTCATGATGCGATTAAAGATGTTAAAGATACGGCAGAAATTCTTATTAGGTTTATGAAACTACATAGAAATCTTTCTGAGAAAATTAAGTTTAAGGGATCTTTTAAATGAGTAAAAAACTTGTAGCAAAAACAATAGCAAGAACACTTGTATATCAAATCTTGCTATTATGGACTGGATTTTCTATTGGTTTTATGCTTAATCCAGAATATTGGGGTAATCGTGCTCCGGTGGTTGAAAGATCTATACGGAATATTTTTTATCCTATCAAATATGATGAAAGAGTAAAAGAATTTTGTATTAACATTGGCAGATCTAGAGTATTTTTCTCTTTGCCAGAAGGAGCTAATAATTTCAAGATTATTAAAGACGATATGGTTGGTGAAGAGCAATACGCAGCAACTTATCAATATGTGTTAGATGGAGAAACTATTTTAGTCAAAGATTTTACCTCTAAAATCAACTGGAAACCGTGGGAATTTGATTACCCAACCCTAGATGAATTGGAATCGCAATTTCCTGAATCCTAACACAATTCTAACATGATATATGATTGTATCTTCTTGCCGATTGAGTATTATATCGTTAACAGGCTATGTTTTACCCACCTAACATTAAAAAAAGGATTAATTATGAATAGAAAAGGTTTTACTCTCGTTGAACTATTAGTTGTTATTGCTATTATCGGTGTTCTCGTTGGTCTTCTTTTACCAGCAGTACAATCTGCCAGAGAAGCAGCACGACGAGCAAATTGTATGAGCAATATGCGTCAGTTTGGATTGGCTGCACATAATATTGAAAATGGTACTCAGAAGTTTCCAGCAGCATGTTGGACTATTGATACTATTGATCCTTCCGTAACCCCAATTGCTCCTGCTGATAATAAGGCACGAACAGAAAGATCATGGAGAGTTGATCTTCTGCCATACATGGAAGAGGCAGCACTAGCAGATAATTATGATAAGAATTTACATTGGTGGCAGGGTCAAAACCTTTATGTAGCACAGCAGCAAGTCAAGGTATTCCAGTGTCCTTCTAATACTTATAATGGAGAAGAATGGACAAGTTTTCCAGACGGTCCATCAAGAGACAGCGACTCTACTGCACCAGCACTAAACACTGGTGTACCTTTTGGTCGCACAGATTATGAGGTATTTACTGGTGTAAAGAATAAGGTTCTTGATCCAGATCCATATGCTAACAAGGGACCAGAAGCAGATGGTGCTTTGATTAAGGACCGTGTTACTACTATGGGTCAATTTAGAGATGGAACAAGCAAGACTTTTCTTGTAGCAGAATGTGCATCAAGGCCAACTTGGGTTAAGGGTACTCCAGCACAGGTTGTTCCAGACGTTATTAATCAGTGTCTTGGTTGGGCAGATAGCCTTGGGCCGTTCAAGCTTCATCCTATTGATGCCAATGGTGATAAGGGTGCTGCTAGAAACATGGGCCACCCCATGAACAAGACAAATAATGGCGAAGCATTTTCATGGCATCCTGGCGGTATGAATGTAACCAGAACAGATGGTTCAACTGCCTATGTTAGTGAGGATATTGATCTAAGAGTATTCGCTGCACTAATTACCCGTGCGGGAGGGGAAGTAGCACAACAGTAATGGGATTATTCCTGTTTTTTATATTCTATCTTCTCCCCTTATCAGTAATTGCAGTATATATGATTATTTTAGGGGAGAGGATGAATAAAGATTAAAAATGTATTACAAATAAAGCAAAGTTACTATTCTTTCGCGATGTAGTACAAGGCCCAAAATAGAAATAAAGACCCTGGAAAAATCTGGGGTCTTTTATTTTTGGGGTTGACAAACGATGTTTTTGTGCTATACTATGGTGCTATTGTAGTGAAACACCAAGTTTGTGTATTCTTGTGTAATGCAATAGGAGTTACAAAATGCACATTACTTTTACAGGAGAAGGAATGAAAAATAAAGTAGAACTATTAGGATATTATGGTAGTGATGAAGTTATTGCTTGTTCTGCATGGACGAGCACTAGTCGTGATTTAACGCCAGAAAAAAAGGAAAGAATTCCAAACCTTATAAACATGCTATGGAGCAATGGTCATGAAACCCCGTTTGAAAAAGGAATGGTTCACTTTCTTGTTGATTGCGATATTGCTAGTCATATTCATTTACTTAAACATCGTATTAGCTCCCTTAATGCAGAATCTGCCCGCTATAAAGAATTAAAAGAAGACAAATATTATCTACCAGCAGATTGGCCTTCTAATTGGCAAGATAAGCTACAGGAATATACCAAGCTAGGTAATACTTTATATCATCAATGTGTAGAAGAATTAACAGATGCTCTTGGAAGAAAAAGAGCCAAAGAGTCAGCAAGATTCTTTAAAACTTACAACAGTCAGATTCAAGCGGACGTTAGTTTTAACATGAGGAGTTTTGCAAACTTCCAGAAACTACGAAACTCAGAACATGCTCAAAAAGAGATTAGGGAAATTGCACAAGAGATGCTTGCTTTAGTTCATAATATAGAAGGAAATCCATTTGAATATACTCTAAAAACATGGGAGCTTTGTGGTCTTTATGATAGTTAGGCTTGACACACAAACAGATTGCGCGTATCTTTGTAAGAAGATACAAGAAATGATAGATAAGCATAAGAAAAGGGAATCATTAGATAATAAGATTTTATCTATCAAAATAGTTGATTTACTTCCCGGAACAGATCACCATATACCCAAATTGGAATACAAAGAATGAAATATTTTACATACAGTTGTGGATGCAAATTCCCAATTCAAGAAAACGGTGTTACAAAAATATTTTTTGAACCAGAAATTGAGAATCTAAATCTAGAATGTCAAAGAACATGGGATCTCATTTCGGAAGGAAATACTAAGGGTGTTTTCCAGCTAGAGTCTAGATTAGGAAAACAAACAGCAAAAAAGCTGAAACCAGAAAATATTGAACAACTTTCTGCCCTTATTGCTATTCTTAGGCCGGGTTGTCTTGAAGCGATGCGTGATGGGAAAAGCGTTACTAATCACTATATCGACAAAAAAAATAAAGAAGAATCTGTTGATTACTTCCATCCCTCATTAGAACCGATTTTAAACTCTACATACGGAGAAATGATCTATCAAGAACAAGCAATGGAGATCGCCAAAGTTATCGCTGGTTTCAATCTACAAGAAGCAGACGGGCTTCGTAAGGCGATTGGTAAAAAGAAACCTGAAGAGATGGCCAAGGTTAAAAAGAAGTTCATAAAGGGCTCCAAAAAACTGGGCATTGTAACATCAGACGAAGCGGAGCAAATCTTTGGGTGGATTGAAAAGTCCCAGAGATACAGCTTTAATAAATCTCATAGTGTTAGCTATGCTATTAATGCTTATTTATCTGCATTTGCTAAGTCTCATTTCCCTAAGGTATTTTTTGCATCATATTTAAGATTTGCCAAGGACAAGATAGACCCCCAAGCAGAAATTAAAGAATTGGTACAAAATGCCATAGAGATGGACATTGATGTAAGAACCCCGGATTTGAGAAACCTGAACAAGTATTTCATTCTCAAAAACAATAAAGTCTATTTTGGACTAACAGACATTAAAGGTGTTGGTCAAAGTGTTTTTGATAAACTCACAAAGGTTGTATCAGATTTTGATCTTAATGAAACGGGATGGATTGATATACTATTAAGGATTTTGCCTAATATCAATTCTACAGCAGCAAAAGGACTTATACAATCTGGTGCTTTGTTTTATTTAAAGAAAACAAGAAATGCTATGTTGTTTGAATATAGTCTGATCCAAAACCTGACAAAGAAAGAACTTGCGTTTATTCTAGAGAGTCCACAAAAAGATCTTCTATCATGTTTAAATCATTTGTATATGAACTCTAAGATTAATAAGAATAGAAAATCTGTTGTAGAAAATCTGATAGAATCACTTAAAAAACCACCATTTTCTCTGGAAGATGGACCGGAATGGATTGCGGACACAGAAGATTCTTTGCTTGGTTGTGCTATTACATGCGGGAAAATTGATATGTATGATATAAGCATGTGTAATACTAATTGTAAAGATTTTAAACATAGCGAAAGAAAAGACGGAATTATTCTTGGTGGAGAAATTGACTATATTGGAATAGTTAAGACCAAACAGGGGAAAAACCCAGGATCTCATATGGCTTTTGTTACTATGAAAGATAATACGGGATCTATAGATAGTGTAATTTTCTTCCCAGATCAATATAGAGAATATAAGAATGCTTTATTTGAAGGTAATATTGTTATCGTAAAAGGTAACAGATCTAGAACAGATGGGCTTATAGTTGAAAAAATGTTTTTAGCGAAGTCGTGACTTGACAACAACGCTGAAAGAAACTATAATACTGTACAGTCCCTACGAGGCACAAAAAACTACGTTGGTTTTTTGGTTATTTTTGAGATGTGTATAAGGAGATGGATTATGAATCTAGTTGTTTTGCGTGGAAATCTTGCTCGTGACCCAGAACTACGAGTGGTGGGAGAAAAACGAACAGCGGTTGTTAATTTTACAGTTGCTACTTCTCGTGAATTTACTAGGGCTAATGGAAGCAAGGACGAAGTAACAACATTTGTTCGTTGTGAAGCATGGGATTCTGGAGCGGAGGCGGTAGCTAATACTTTAAAGAAGGGTGATCTTGTTATGATTGAGGGATCTCTTCGTAATGACTCATGGGAAAAGGACGGAGTAAAGCACTCAACCATGAAGGTTCGTGTAAATAATTTTGCTCCTATTATCAGAGGAACCAAGAAGACCTCCGAGTCTTCATCGTCTGAAGAGAGTATTGAAGATACTGTTGCATTTTAAGTAAATAAATTCAATAACTGAGCATCAGCGATTGTTGGTGCTCAGTTTTCTTTTATAGGATTCAAAAATGTCAAAAAAAATTAGAATTTTTATAGCAAATGACGCATCGCATCTTGGAACAGGGTATGGTGTTTATGGTAAAGAAATATTAACAAGATTGAGCAATAGTGACGAATTTGAGGTAGCGGAACTAGCTTGTTATGCCCATGAAAAAGACGAGAGAATAAAAAATACACAATGGAAAATTTATCCAAACGCACCTTTACCATCAAATGAACAAGAAACAAAAGCATACAACTCAGCTCCGATTCACCAGTTTGGTCAATGGAGATTTAATACTGCCATTGCTCACTTCAAGCCAGACATTGTTTTTGACATAAGAGATTACTGGATGTATTCCTATCAGGAAAACAGTTTTTATCAACCGTATTTTAAGTGGATCGTTATGCCAACAGTTGATTCTGCACCACAAAAGTTGGAATGGCTGGACACATTCGCTAATATGGATCTAATTGTTCCATACACAGAATGGGCTTATAATGTTCTGAAATCTCAATGTGGATCAAGCATTAATTTATTTGATCAAATAGCCAACGCAGGGGTTAATCCAAAAGAATTTGCTCCTATAAATAACAAAAAAGGACACCAAAAGAATACCTTTGGTAAAGAGGTTAGTATTACTGGCGCTATTATGCGCAACCAAAAGAGAAAGTTATTTCCTGATTTATTACAATCATACCGTAAGTACCTAGACCGTCTAATAAAAGAAGGCAAAAAAGATCTCTATGAAAAAAGTTACCTTTACCTTCATACGTCTTATCCTGAAGCTAATGGGTGGGAATTAGCAGACCTATTGCTAGAAAATAACATTGTTGACAAAGTGTACTTTACATATCATTGTAATAATTGCAAACATGCAGAGCCACAAAAGTTTGCACATGGAGTAGGCAGATGTCCGAACTGCGGAAAAATCTCAATGATGATGCCAAACGCTAGTCATCCAGTAAGTACAGAAATACTCAATTCTATTTATAATCTTTTTGATTTTTATGTACAGTATGCAATTTGTGAAGGTTTTGGAATGCCTCAAGTTGAAGCCGCTTCATGTGGTATTCCTATCGCTAGTGTAGAATACAGTGCAATGACAGAAATTGTTAAGAATCTGGACGGATACGCAATTCCTGTTAAAAGGTTGTTCAGAGAGATGGAAACAACGGCAAACAGAGCATATCCAGATAATGATGCTTTGGTTGGTATTTTATGGGATTTCTTTGTGGTTGCCTCTGAAGAAGAAAGAAAAAACCGATCACAAAAAACCAGAGAATTATGTACGGAGAAATATACATGGGACAACGTATATAATGTTTGGGTAAATGCTTTTAGATCTGTTGATTTGTCAACTAATCTGTCCTGGGACAAGCCAAATCCAAATCCTATTAGCGATAATTTGCAAGTTCCAAATAATTTACAGCCAGCAGAACTTATTGATTACATCATAATTAATATACTCAGAGAGCCATATTTACTTAATACAGCACTTATAAGAAATATGAAAAAGAAATTCTCTATTGGAGTAACAGTAGGACCTAAAGGAGTTAGTGTAGTTAAAGCACCTGATATTATTAAAGAACTAGAGATGTTAATTAATAACAAAAAACTATCAGAAGACCTAAGATTGAAAGCTCCCACATTAGAATTGGGGTGGTTAAATGTCTAAAATCGATAAGATACATACTCCTTGTAAAGAATGTATTTTTGCAGTATATAAGGGGGATACCCAAGCCTCTTGTTATCTAGGTGTTTTGGAAAAAATCAAAGCTACAGAACATCTTGAAGTTCTAGAAGTATATGATGAGGATAAAGAGTTTTATGTTGTTAATAAAACAAAGTGTCCATACTTTAGAAAAGAACTGAAAGAAAAAACAGTAGAAGATAGAGCAAAAGAAGTTAAAGATCAAACACATTTGAATTATCTATTGCTTGTAAATGCAAAACCAGACATGGATCTTGAAGAGATACGGAATATCCTATTGGAAATCAAAAAGGCAAGCATAAAGCCTAGAGGAATCCTATTGATTATATATTCGGAATCTTTGTCTGGACATTCTAACGAGGATTATCTAAAAATTATCAGAGAATCAGAAGTTGGATGCGAATGGAGGATCACCAAGGTTCTAGATGCCGACACACCGTTCATATATACTCTTCACTATCAAGCAAATATGATGGCTGATAAAAATATGGTTATACTTTCTGTAGATGGCGATTATACTAAAATGGTCGATATGGTAGAAATGGCTAATGATTTAGTTTTCAATCAATTCAAAACATTCCATCTTATTTCAAATGAGAATAAAGAAACTCTATTGTTTAGTAGTGTTATGTATAGGAGCGCTATACAACATGGAGTTGATATTCTAGAAAGTGCGAATATTATAGTATGAATTTCATTATCCTAGCTGATAAATACATTAAAGGAATGAAAAGCAAAGGAGGAACCGGTTTAGTAAAGGTTAATTCTAGATTTAATCTATTTGAAACTCAACATAAAATTATTACGAAGAATTTTAAAAACCCTAAGATTATTTATGTATATGGTTTCGACGGCAAGAAAATATCTCATTTCTTTGATCAAAGAAAATATTCAAATGTTATTCCTATCTATAATGAAAATTACGAAAAGTATAACAATACTTATTCACTAAGCCTCGCCCAAAAATATATAGAGAAAGATTTTTTTATTTTGTTCGGATATAGTATTTTTAAGAAACAAATTTTTGAAAACTTCAACAAATCCAATAGTCAAATTTTTTTGAATAATAAAACAAAGAATCATATTGGTTGTATTGTTGATAATGAAAATGTAAATCATATATGTTTCGACATTAACAATTACATTATGGATATCTATTATATATCTAAGGCAGACGCTCCATTGATGAAAGAACTATGCACTACCCCTAGATACAAAAATTATTTTATCTTTGAGTTGCTAAACAAGATGGTTGATATGGGTGTATGCATAAAGCCGACCACCAAGAACTATAAGAATATTAATATCAAAATATCAAAAGATAAGGAAACCATAAAATGAAAGTAGCAGTTTTTGTAGATAATATCGTAGACGAAACAATTTTATCTTCGATTAAGTCCTTCTTTTTAAAGCAAGACCCATACTCTTCAGTATTTTTAAGTAATCTTCATGTAATACAATCAACAGTTAAGGACACTGCTATTATAAATAGGTATCACCTAAAATGGAATCACAAAGATGGAATTATGTTATTTCTAAATGTACAAGATGCAACTGAAAACTTTCGCAATTATCCTATGTGCGAGAAACAAATCCTTCTTACTAAAGAAGAACTAAAAAATTTAACCAAAGACTTAGTAGATAACTGTAAGATTTTAATAAGGCAAAAGAACAATCAAATCAGAAAGGCTAGAAATGCAGAACTACAGTCAATTATCAGACATTGAAAAATATTCTATTCTGGACATGATGTATAACATACAGAACAAAAGTTTCAAAGAAATTGCAGATGTGTATGGTACATACCCTAACAAGATCAGAAGAGACGCAAAGAAGTTTGGTATGAAAGTAAGATCAAAAAGCGAAGCCCAAAAACTTGCATTAGAAACTGGTAAACATAAGCACCCCACAAAAGGAACACAAAGAAAAGAAGAAACAAAGAATAAAATTGGAAACTCTGTAATGAAATCATGGGACAATATGGACGAAACAACTCTAAATAAGAGGAAACAAAAAGCTAGAGACAATTGGAATAAACTATCAGAAGAAGAAAAACAATCAAGATTACAAGAAGCAAATGCTGGAGTCAGAACAAGTAGTAAACTAGGGTCTAAACTAGAAAGATATTTACTAGAAAATTTATTGGCTAATGGGCTTAAGGTAATCCCCCATAAAGAGCAAATCCTAACAAATACAAAACTCCATATTGACTTGTTCCTGCCAAAAGATAATATAGCTATAGAAGTTGACGGGCCTTCTCACTTTGAACCAGTGTGGGGAGAAGAGGCATTAAAAAGAAATCAAGACTACGATCAGAAAAAAACAGGACTGCTAATAGGCAAAGGAATCAACTTAATACGAGTCAAACAGAAAAAGGACTTTTCTAAATCTAGAGCAAAGGTCATTTTTGGGAGACTTATGGAAGCTATAGCGGATATTAAGAACCAAGGAAAGAACTATATAGAAATAGGAGATGAATAATGGCTAGAGGAAGACCCAAAAAAGAGCAAGAAACACTGGATGAACAACTGGAACAAAAACTAACTCCAACTATTCATGATATCGAATGGACAGATTATGTATTAAGTTTTCTAACAGAAGATGAAAAAATTATGGGTAATCCTACAACAGATGGATTGCGTCGAATCTTTGAGAAAGTTATGGACTGTGAGATCATGGAGGCAACAACTAAGGTTGATCAAACTCCTAGCAGAGATAACGAGATGAGGGCTACAGTTACCTTTAGCCTCACATTTAAACCAAACTCAGCAACTGAAACAAGACTTGGTCTTTATAATACTAAGCTTGTAACGGGCGCTGCGGACGTTTATTGGGGCAACTGTGACAAGGTTTTCCGGAATCACCCTGTTGCTGTAGCAGAAACTAGAGCGGAAGGTCGCGCCCTCCGTAGAGCATTACGACTTCGTAAAGTTGTTGCAGCAGAAGAGATTGCTGAGGAGATTGAAGATCATATTGATGGTTCGTCTATAGACAAAATAACTGTTAATCAAGTGAACTTTATGGATATTTTAGCCAAAAGACTCGACATTAATGTTAAAAACTTAATATCAAGTATGGACATTACGGAAGAAAATGTCTATAATATTAAGTATAATGATGCTGTACAAATAGCATCGAATTTGGCGAAACTTCAACAACAAGGTGCGATACCTGATGATCTTGTTGGTTATGATTCTAACTGGAGGTAAAAATGAAAGTTCACTATAAAGCAAACGACAATCTAACTTTTGAACTAGAAGGTTCTGGACAAAAAGAAGTTTTCAAAGAACTTGCTATGGTTCAAGAAATTTTTGGAGAGAAAAGTTGTGGTATGTGCAAGGGTAAAGATCTGAAGTTTATATGTAGAACAGTAGAAGGAAATGATTACTATGAACTCAGATGTGGAAGTTGTGGTGCCACACTATCGTTTGGTCAACACAAAAAGGGCGGAACCCTCTTTCCAAAGAGAAGAGATGAAAATAATGAGTGGCTGCCAAATTATGGATGGTACAAATGGCAGGGGAATAAGACCTAAACTTCTTGTTGTCTAGCTTTTAAGATAGATAATCTTACTATAGCTTTTAGTGTTGAGGGCAGAATTGTTAATCCTCTGCGATTACTTTCTGCCTTCAGCCATTCTACAACACCATCCCTGTTTCTACTGCACCAATCTATTCCACGCTTATTTAGATATGTAGCGAATGTTCTTTCTGGTGATATGGGGTTTATTGTGTATCCTAAGTTTTTAAATAAATCCAGTAGTATGTCTCCAACCCCTTTTAATTTAAAAGCTCCAATATAGCCACAATTCTGTGTCATAAAATAATCATCAGGGATTCTACACTTGGCTATGGGCATACTATCTTCTTTTATAGCTCCACCAAACTCTGTTCTTCTTCCGCATCTTTTGCATATCCATTCTTTGTGCATCTTTTTATATTCACAAAACATTTTATCTCCTTATTCGCATTCTGGACAAATACTAGATGGAACAGGTTCCTCACAATTGCTTTCGTATTCATTTGGAGGTCCAGCTATAACAACATTTCCATGCTCATTTCTTTTAGATCTATATGAAATAGTCATTGTAATAGGATCTTGCATCTTATATGTGATAACTTTACTTCTAAAAGCAGTTTGATTTGTTTGGTTGTCAGAACGCCATTTTCCAAATTCTCCATATAAACTATAAACAGCATTACTGCATCTATCTTTAGGATTATTTATATTAGGATATATCATAAACCCAGCAGTTTGTAAATTTCCCCCATAAGCGTCGTCACCATAACTAATTCCATAACACCATAGATATTTATCAAAAGTTGTATCTATGGCTATTCTTTCATGACATCCCCAAAGATAAGGTGCTGGTTGCGCAAAAACGCTATGAGTATGAACTGAAGTGTGCCCAACAGGAAATCTATGGGCATCATATGCTGTGTGTATAGGACATGGTTTGCCACAATTTTGTATATACTCATTATTCGGTGACACATTTGTTCCGCTGCCAGCACAAGCTATATCGTCATAATCAATAATATTATTACATAAAGAGGTGGGACAATTACCTATAACTGGCCTATCATTCCATGTATTAACTTCTTCAACCAGTGCCATGTCGTAAGTTTTATTTAGAAGACCACCGGGATTACCATATGGATTTGATCTATCGTGATGAATCGGGCAGTCTCCGGATATCATTACTGTTTCCCAGGGTCTAGCCATCTTTTCCCACATAGTAGGTTCTTGATAGTGGTTAGTTCTGAAATAATATTTGATAGATCTTTGAAATTTATCACCAACTTTTTGCATTCCTGATGGTGTTTCGGTTTCTTGATAATACGCTTGTCTTTCTGGAAATCTTAAATCGTAGTCAAGATTAGGATTCCCCAACCATCCTAGATAATCTTCTATTTGATCGGCATTCATACCGTCGCCATAAATTACATATTTACATGGATCTACTAGGTGTTGTATGTCTAAACCGTTTAAGTTATTGCCATAATTATCATATTCTCCAGCTTTAGTATCGATATACCAATATTTACCTGGCTGAACATATTCAATGCCTTTGAATTCAATATCAACTCTTTTAACTTTGCCGTATGTATCGGGGTCTCTTGGGTCTACTCCAACTACAGGTCTAAACTTGGCATGCCTTCCAAAATTTTGCGGAGCATTCGGATGATCCCAATAATTATTTAATATCATAGCAATAGGATATGCTCTGTGTTCTCCCGTCTTTACATACTTATAGAATTCCCCCTTTTCAATTAGTTCTAACTCAATAATAAAACCTCCACCACCACTTATGTTTGTAACCATAACCTTTGGAACTTTTTCATATACCACATTTGCTCCAGCAAAATCAGTATCATCAAAACGAAGTTCATAAACTTCACCCACATTATGTCCGCCTACTGTGTCTACAATATCACCATTAATTATTTCATCTATTTTATATGTTTCTCTTCTTCGTATATTGCTTGATACTCCAAGAATGTATGGTATATTGCATCCAGGTATACCGCCCAAAACGCCAGACATAGGAACTCTTTCTTCTATCTCAAAAGCATATCCATCGCCTGGATTTAGAACTTTTATAGATTCTACTCTACCTCCTTTATCCCTATATTCACATCGGTCTTCAACAAATAATCTTTGAGATGAGCCATCTTCTGTAAGTCCTACCTCAGTACCCTGATCAACTTCTACATTAACATATAAACATTCCATTCTTGTGCAGTATTTAAGTTTTTCATTAGACGCTCCTTCAAATATCATATTGGAAAAGATTTGTCTATGAGTATCAGATAATAAAGCCTCCAACAAAGTCATTGCTCTCTCTTCTCTTTGTACCCATGTAGCATAAAAATCAAAAACCACATTAGTAAAATCTATTGGTGTAAAAATCTCAGCATCTACAAAAGGATCGGCAAAAGCTCGAAATACAATATATTGCCTTGTTCCTGTTCCATTCTCATCTAAAAATTCACTGTTGAGCCATGTACTTGTGCTATTTACAACGCTTCCATAATCTGACAATCCTACATAATTAATATTTGGAATTGGGCTATTGTTTGGGTCATAAATAAGTAGTTGATCAAGACATCCACTTCTAGCTTGAGAAATTTTATCAACAACAAATTCAGCTGAATTATTCTTAAAAGCACTATAATAAAAATAGTTCTTATCTACTTCTGTGGTTAAACCTGATGCAGTGGGGATGCTGCTAATATTGGTTGTTTTTGCTATATTCTCCCAAGGATATGGGCATTGAATTCTGAGGTCTGTTCCAATAACTGAACTAGGTAAAGGAATAAAACCTTGGCTGTATTGGGGTGGTGCGTAACTATCTCCAAATTCTACATTTAATCTTGTTGCATTTCTGGGGTCTGGTAAATCAAAAACCTTTTGATTATATATGTCTCCATAAGCAGCATAATCATTTCCTTCTAAATCTTGTATATAAAGAAGCGGACTATTTTTCAGTACATTCGTATATATTTTTGCTGCATCTACATCGCTCTCGTCCTGATTTTCAGGCAATGCTGCTTCTATCTGCATAGCATATCTATTGGGTTCACCAAAAACATAATCAAAATATCTGTTACTATTATATTCTTCATCTACAGATGGACGATTCCAAGAATTGGCTCTTACCTCTAAAAAGCCATCTGGACCAACTTGCGGAGGAGGAAGAAGTTCTGGGAAAAGTTCCCTTTGTGATATAGGAGCACCTGCGGTAATATCAAATTGGACTTCTCCATGCTTTAGGTCTATGGTTAGATTAGAAATAATAGGATTACAACCTGTAAACTTGTGAGCATTGCTACCAGTAAATCCAGCAGGAACGAATGCTGGATCACAATCTCCATCAGTGAAATTTCCAGTTTCTAAATCAATTGCTTCTTTATAGGCTGTTCTCATGATATACTCACCACGATAACTAATATCACATGCTGGCTGTATTTGTTGGTAAAAACCGTATGCTCTACAGTAGTTATCTAAAGGTCTTTCTTGTAGTCTTTGAGCAGCTGATGGGACTGGATCGGTTGAGTTGTCTATTTTTCTACATGGTGCTTTGCCGAAAGCTCTTGGAGGATATTTTCTTGATCTTCCAAAACGATCTAATTGTAATGGGTTGCATCCCTCTAAACTCAAAAAAGCATCTTGTACAGCTTTCTTATCGTCATCGGTATAAGCTTCTGGAGCGTATGTCCCTATGCCGGCTAAAAAGCCAGAAGTATTTGGCTGCCATACTGCTTCATACTGCGGTCTCAGTGGAGGATAAACAATATTTCCAGCAATACCAGCTCTATATCCTTCTACAACAGGATTGCCATAACAACAAGAATATGCATAGTTACCACTTTTGCCAGGAAATTCCCATGTCGGAGTTATAGGCCAGCAGTGAAAAGAATCATTCCTTCCAGCAACAGGCCCAGTAATCCAAGGCCCACCATTAATTTGAATAGAACAATTACAATCTGCTGATTCATTATCTCCGTAATAAGCAGGTGTGCTACTAACGCCAGCACACGCACAATTATGTTCACAGTGATCTTTTAAAACCCAACCCAAAGATGGGCCACTCTGAAACCATCTTGCTACATATCTGCAATTTGATTCACAGGATGTTGTTGAATAAGAAGGAGGACACCACAGAGGAATAGGTTCTGGTGGAATTTCATCATCAAGTATTTCTGGGTTAGTAACACATCCAGCATGTGGAAACGCAGGAAAACCAAATGGGTATTCTATCGTGTCGCTAGGATCATTCGGGTTAAATCCTTGAGCTAATGCTTCCAATTTCCTTGTTTCATCCACTTGAATATTCTTATATCCATCTGGTGAACAATCTGGTTCTTCAGGATCGCATTGAACACGCACATTCTTAGTGTAGTTATATGCTGTTTTTGATGCGCAACCGCTACATTCATCATCGCAAATATCAAAAGTACAAGGACAATTACCAACAAATATAGTTTCTTCGTCAAAGTTATACCATCGAATTCCGTTGTTGCCAACAATCTTATAATACTCGCCAGGCTCTCTTATTTCCCAACTAGTGATCGCTCCTGTATCATAATCATATCCTGTAACTTCAATCTGCATTCTTGTGATTTCTACAGGCGGTTCGTTGTTGATAGTATTTGTGTCGACAAACCTAACATAGAATCTATCTCCTACTTTCCAGGGATTACTTTTCTGTGTAGTTGCTAAAACCACATTGGTAACACCATAAGTCTCATTATACCTAGTTTTATCCACAATTCCCATATCAACAGCCATATAAATATCTGTAGCTTGTCTTTGATAGTCATCTCCTTCTATATTAACAGTAGCCCAAATTTCACCAATTTTTGTTGGGGCAATTCTTTCGTTATTGAGTTCTGTCACCGTAGCTGTTGCTATAACGGTTTCAACGCATTCTTCTCCATTTGGAAATTCATTATATTTATCTTTTGGAATACCAAGAAATCCTTTTTCTTTCTCTTTAAGATCGTTCAATGATTTCCAGCATCTGAATTCAATCTTATCACCTAACTGATATCCACTACCGGGAATTAAAACAGGATATTCGTAATATGGTTGATCAGAAAGATCAGGTCTTTCATCAGCTGTAGTATCAATATTCGTATCGGTATTTTCCGAGTTTTCAATATATGTGTACGCACCGTAATTATTCGAACTTTCTGTCCATATAGGATCGTCTCTCAAAGGATACATCACACTATATCCATGAACAACTTTTCTGGTTTTAAATTCGCACTGTCCGGTTGTTGTGCCTATTCTGTATGGTGCTTGTAGTTCTTGTGGGGGGTCGATATAAACATTCTTGTTGTTAATGTCTGAGCCATAAGCGTCATAAGACATAGGAATGGTTTGAAAAGCAATTTGTGCTCCAGTTCCACTTTCGCTATGTATAATAGCAACAATCTCAGGTTCTGTTAAAGAGCCACTATTAGCAGTAAAAGGATGTGGAAAATATGCCAAATCTGTAGAGCCAACATCGCCTGAAGGCCTGATTAGTGATTGATTGTCGCTGTTTCCTATTTTGTATGGCCTTTCGTCCCATAAATAGTCAGTATTATAATATCTGTCTAATATAATTGTTTGTTCGGAAACGTCAGAAGTATTCACCATATAAAAAGGAATAGCTGGAGCAAGTTGTGGATTTCTCACTCTTCTAGTACAATGTGGTTGTTCAATATTTTGTTTTTTTGTTGGAAAAAGTTGTTCTAGTCTAGCTTCTCTAACCCCAATTGCACCAGCGTTTGGCAAAAATTCTGAAGATGCACTATTTTCCCAAGCTCCTTGTGGATCTCCATAATATTTAACATAACCAGGTCTAGCTAATCCATAACATATAGGATTAGGACTCTCAATAAAATTCCATTTATCATAACTGGATCCTTCAGACGCATCAAAAGAAAAAACAGGATTAAAAGTAATCTCAACTCCGCCTTCTGGGTTATCGAGATCGGCCGGAGGAGTCGTAATATACAAACTATATCTGTAATCAAGTAGGCTAACATTGAGTCCGTTATTTAAAAGAGTAACTGTAAAGAAATCTTGCGGATCTTTGCAATCAACTCTCCACCTTGCGTCTTCATCTTTACATTTTCTTGGACCGGCTTCTAAACAGGATGGATAGTTTATTTCTTTATTACAATAACTAGGCCAAACAGGGAAATCTCCACAAGAAATCGAACCATCTGTACATTCACATTCCCCATATTCTGGAAAAGAACCTGGGACACCCTTAATTTTTTGTTTTAAAATTGTATTTGGATATGAATCGCCACTTAATGTTTCCGGATAATAAGGAACTCTATTTGGCCAAAAATGCCTTTGATCTCTTCCGCCCTTAACTCTATACGCTATTGGTCCAACACTATTATTGCAATTAGAACAAGCTCCTGTGCTATTTCCATTAGTGCAAAAACTAGCAGGAGGCGGTCCGTCTGGACTAACATCGCAACTAGGGCTACCGCAGGTTTTCGTATAGGGATGTAATGCCGGATTTATTCCTTCCGAACTAGAAACCCAAACAAAACCAGAATTAGAAGTAGCTGTAGCTGTTGGATGAACCCTTTTAACAACATATATCCATCTTTTTGCTATTGCATCAACACCAGCACTAGGACCAATACAAGGGTTTGTGTATCTAATGCATGCTTTTTCTTCACTAAAAAATACAATTGACCAGCCAAGATTACCCCATGAACTCCCACTAGAACTAGAAACAGGCGTTATAAAAGCAGGCCCAGTTTCTCTGTATTTTTCTGGATAGTCCGCATCAAACGGATTTATGTTCAAGGTGTTGAGATCTGCTTGAATATCTATATCACAACCAGGAGCATATGGATTATTGCCAACATTATAACCAGGAGGAGTCGATGTGCAACTTCCAGCAGTATTAGGTGAGGAATGATGCCATCTGGACGTTATGTCATATCCAGCAAGAGTTTGTACCCCCAAACAAGTAGTATAAATAGGAGTGACAGTTGAACCACAAGTAAAACTACTTAAGTCTGAAACGTCGTCGCTTAATGCGCATACTCCTGCATATATAGAATCCCCACAAGAAATACTCCAAGGATCATTGTTAGGGGAATAGATGCCTTGAGGATGATTACGAGGATCTGAGGTTTGAGTAATATCACAACAAGGTCCACATATTGCATATTGAGACCTAACTCTAGATTTCATATCCTCATGAACTAGTCCTCCGCAGCTCTCTCTTGCTTGCACACCAATAATACCATCAAAATTTACATAGATACTTTCTGGAAGATCACAGTTTAAAGAGCCGCAATGAGAGTCTACGGCGGGGGTTTGAAGAACATCCGTTTGTCCCCAAATTTCCCAATCATCAACACCGCCGAAAGTTTTATGTCCATTCCCGCAAATATATGTTGCAGCAGATTTAAAATCTGGTTCTTCTGCTGTGCTTTGTACTATTCTATCAGCACCAACATATCTAAGATTGGTATCTCCACATTCGTGACATTTAAGTATTCTGTTATTACCAGGATTATTTTGAAATTTATCCCCACCTAAAAACATATTATGACTCCGCTGCTACTAGATAATAAAATCCATTTGCTGTAGATAATGCACACCATTTAGTCTGATATTCATGAGCAGCGACATTAGCAAACAGATTTACTGCTTCTACAACCACGGGTCGCTCTACACCGTTTGAATCCGGAGTTGTTAGAGGTTGAAGTTTCCATCCGCAATCTTCTACATTTCCTGAACATCCTACTGCTGGAGAATAGAGCACAACCTTTTTAACACAATTTTTCTGATCTTTAACATTCATAAGAGACGGCCATTGATTGCAGAATTTGCCTATTACTATAGATCCACCACCCCCCATAACAAGATATGTAGAGCTATAAGAATCAAAATAGGCATAAGCTTTTTCTGCTACCCCAATACCTCTTCCGACTCTATCCTCAATGATAATTTCAGTAAAGTTAGAAGCTTCTGATTCGGTAGCCATAACAGGCAAACCTTCAGAATCATGCATTGGGGAACCATAATATTCACCAGTGCTACTGTTCTGATTAATGATCATTCCTTTGCCAGTTCCATATGCAGGAATCATTTCTCTGGCTTGAACAACAACAATCTTGTGAGCCGGAGGGCTGACCCAAACTCCCCTATTTCTATCAAACCTCAAATCAATAGGAGCGGCTGGCCATGTTCCTGGTTTTTGTAGCCAATCCTGTAAGAAAAAGTCTTGTGGACCAGCACCACCAGCAACTCCAGCATTAAATATACCATTTTTGGCTAATTGCTCATTGTCTGCTCGGTTCGGTACGGGTTTTCCTTCTAGATCGTATCCCCACTGATGTAATACTATCGGTCCTCTAAGTCCAATAAATCTATAATCATCAGCATATTTTCCGGCTTCATTCTCCCTCATGCTTAACATAGCACCAGATTCTGAAACTGAACTCCCCATTCCAACTATATCAATAGAATGACCTTCCCCAGGGCCATAATGGTGCATATCGCCCTGAACTGGATCGTCTAAATGCCTAGTGCTGTTTGTTAGTGGATTTTGATATGTAGAATTAATATCCAGATCGTAACAAGGGCTTCCATTTGGTTCTACGGTCCAGGCAGCATAAGTACCAGAACCATATGCTTTGCTTACATTAACTGTTAATAAACCAGTCTGTTGGTTGTATTTCATGATAGTTGCTATCATGTAACTCTGATCGTCTGTTGCGCTGGTGATTAATATTCCTTTGCCGGGCAAATAATTAAGTCCGGTTCCTATTTGTAGATTTTTAATTCCAACACCAATACCAAGAGAACTACCGCTAGTTGTAGTCTGCCCCTCTGTGCCGCCAGTATATTTATGTATTGATGGTGGATTAGGATTTATTGGATGAGATCGTGAGGCATTTGGTATATCGGTTGTTGTTGGGTATCTAGGAAGACCACCATCGCCTTTCACGCTAACAGAGCTAAAAATACCATCAAGACTCATAAAGCCCTTTTTATTGTAATTTGCTCCTGTTTCTGTCATAAACTGATCATAAGTACCAAAAGAAGTTACTGATCTTTGTCCATAAGCAGCTTGTCGTGGATATAAAGCGTGCCACCATTCATCACCAGAATTTTGCGGAAGAGGGGTCCAGTCATAGCTCTCCCCCATAATAACTCTAGTTTCTCCTTTGCCATTATAATGTCTAGGAATTTGATTAGGACCAATGGTGCTCATAGCCGCCGTTGGACCAGGACCCGGACCAACATATCCGACTAAAGACTTTCTTCCTATAATAGATTGCCTAATAATATTTTCTCTAATATACTGTAATTGTTTCTCTCTGTTTTGGCCGATGAGTTTAATTTGTTCTGTTAGTACTTCTGGAAGATTGCCAAATTTTCTACTAAAAGTTTTAAAGCCATAGCTACTAATAATACCCTGACCACCAAAACTAACATTAATATTGTTGATCAAAGGACCACGAACAACACCATTTACATCCATTTGGTCGCCTAAACTATATAGAGGCATACCGGGAACTTTAGCGTCACCAAGCTCCGATACAATCAAAGGTTCCTGGTCTTCTGCAAAAGCAGTGTTGGCTCTTGTTGATCCCGCTTGTGACATGGTATAGATAGAGCCAAAATTCCAAGGAGCAAGATCCTTGTCTTGTTCTACGTTAACTCCGCCGGCTTGTGTAAAGAAGTTATTACTATAATACGGACCGTAAACAGCTATATTACTTCTAATCGGAATTGCAGCAGCAGAAGGAAATATTGCTTTTCTAGCTGCACCCAACCATGACAAGTCTTGAGAAGCTAAGTTGTTGTTATTGTATACGTTTTGATATCCTAAATTAGGGTCTGGATTAACCTGTGTTGGGAGACCCCAATATTTATCTTGATTATACAAACTCGCAATAGCTCTACCGGAAAAATCTTCCCCGTTTTGAGAGCTAATTTGAATAGAAGCTTGTGAACCTCTTCGTGCTTGATCTCCACCATAAGTAATATTGATACTGCTTACATATCCTTCCGGATCAGTAGCGTTTATAACTCCAATACCATTCCCAAACCTAGCAATATCCCCAGTAACATATCCGCTACCAGGATTATCAATAATGATTTGGGTATAAGTCCCACCTTCTGGATAGTAAGTCTCCTGATTTGGATGCTGATACATTAGCATCAAAGCCGTTATAATTTGCTCTGCTAATCCTTGTAGATTTGTTTGTGGTTTTGCAAATGCGGGGGAATCTAACTCAACTACTCCTGCGGGAACAGTAACCCCCAAAGCAGCATTATATACGGTATAAGTTTTTTCTGCAACGCTTGCCCTAATCCATATAGTAGAACCATCAGAAACATAAGAATCTGGAGAGATTTGACTTACATCTAAAATGCTATTATATCCTGGAACCCCTGGATTTGTTGCCTCAATATTCGTACCCCAAGCACCCATATTTCCTCCGACATCAAATCTTGCAAATGATCCTGTTCTTCCGTCTTCGGTTTTAAATGGTGCCAAAAATCCGTCTCTTAAACCTAATACAGAAACTCCTGGGTCTACCCACGCTCCTTCATTTGTTGGAGTAGCACTAAATTCTAATGCTCCTGACTCTGTATCTGGATCAACATAATTATAACATATAGTTTCATTAAGCTGGTAAAGGAATTGCTTTCCATAATATTTATTTGCGAGTTCAGAAACAAAATTATATATGGCTTCTAAATCTTTAACTAAAAGCTGATCATTATTTTGATAGTTATATCCATTGAAGGTATTAAGTAGAAGATCGTTGATTGGGAATCTATCATTATCAACAACTCCAAAAAATTTCCTCCTATTAACACTATCAATAAGTCTAGTAATAATATCCATAGCCAGTGTAGTGAGACCAGGATGCATACCTCTTAGGTATTTATTCAACGAACCTTCTGGAGCATTCAAAGGATCGTCTATTTCATCTCCATTACCATCAACCCTAATTGCTGTTGCTCTCATTTCCCAAATATGTTTTCCGGCTGTAGCCGCCAACAAGTCTTTTTCTGATATATAAACCGTATTAGTTGGAAATGGAGTATAAAGACCAACATTCAATTGAGTAACATCAATAGCCACCCAAAAATTATCTCCTGGACTTACATTCCCTAAAGGATCTAAATATTGAAAATTACTATTGACTAGTGGAACCTGTGGCGCTCCAATAGTACTATCTCCAAAATAATGATTAAATAATGTAGACTGTGACATGAAATGGATATTTTCACCCATTATCATATTGCGATTCTTATCGTTGTTAAATTCTCTACCGTATGATAAATCTGTAGCATTTCCATTGAACTGTTCCACAATTGCTGTGTAATTTCCAGCATATTCATCAATAAGATGTACACAACGAATTTCTATGACATGAGCGTCATAAGTTTTGTCGTAATACATAGTAACAAAAAAGTTTCTAGCTGTTAACTCACAAATATTATTAATCAAATCCAAAAGAGTTACGCTACCAGCAACTCGATAAAAGTTTGGTCCTATAGGTAAAGAATCCGCTCTCCATTTTTCAAGATATTCGAAATTGGGATTGCTGTAGTTTCTGTAGTTAACAAGGCCAAAATCTATAGCAAAAGCAGTGTGTTGTACCTGAGTTCCGTTAATCACCCAACCATGAAGAGGTGAATATACTATTGGTCTTTGATTAAATTTAGTATTCTCATAAGAATCTTCTCCATCAATATTGTTCCATGATTGATTGTCTTGGCCAATATTTAAAAGCCCTTGAATGATATTATTGTAATTCATTCCTCTCTGATTAGAGTTTGCCGTTCCATACCATCGACAATCTCCGTAAAAAACATCCGATTCGTATTTAGCCAGTACATTGAAGTAATTCTTATCCCAAATAGGATACCAGCTATAAGTATCTGTTTCTATAAATATATTGCTCAATAATTGTTTAGCATCGCTCATTTGAATGCTAAAAATATGTCCAGACGTACCTTGAGTTTGTGTCCAGTTTGTTACGATGCCACCAAACACAAAATTACTTTTCCATCTGGGTTCTTGAATATCTCCATTAACCCAATCCTGATCTCTTGTGTCAAAATATCTGGCTGTTCCTATGATTTCTTCATCCCTACCAATAAAACGATCACCAGCTTCACAATCTTCAACAAGTTCAACCGTTAGGGTAGAACTATCTAGACCCCATCCAATTTGACTATTAAAGGATATGGTAGAGCATCCTAAAAATTTAATTGGTTCTTTTAGGGTGTCTGATCGTAAAACTAGCGACATCAATAATCTCCTGTATTATCTATATATCCCGTAGCCCCTGTTGGTGGAGGTATAGGACATCCCGGTGTGCATAAAATATAAGCAAGTTTAATGCTATAAGATCCTGTTAATATATTAGTCGTTTTAGTTCTTTCTGTCAATACGCTTCCTGATGGGTAAGAAATATCTGTGGGAAGATAAAAATTTCCATTACCAGAACCCAAAAAATTATAAACTTTCAGATAAGAATCTGGATCTTCTATACTTATATACCCCAATTTCGAATCTGGATCATTACCTTCTATCGTAATATTCATTACATCTCTAGTTTTTGTGCCCATATCTTGAATAATAACACCCACTCCACTAGGATTAGATTCCGTAATATATCCACCATTAGGCAACTGGAATGTGGCTATCACAGGAACTCCCCTTTGTATCTCAATAGAAGTATTAGAATACTTATGCCTTCCCCCTGTTTTGCCAGTACTGTATTTAGCAGAGTAGGATATGATTCCATTGGCATAGTCTTTGCTGATATTGAATGTTTCTGGTTTAGCATGTTCAATATCTGTCAACCCCCCAGTTTCCTGCATAAAATCTTCTGGCCTTAAACCAAATTCATATTGACCTTTATAATTCTCATGTATATCTTTAGCTTTTTCTATATTTGCATTATCAAAGAATTTCTGAGCGAAAAGAAGTGCATTGTTATATTTCTCATTTTGTGATGTTCTTTGCACTATCAAATAACCTGTTTGTGGCAATTCATAATCAGAGTTCTGAGCAAAAAGAAGTCCTCCTTCTACAAACCCTTGAATTTCTCCCTCTATAGTGATAACTTTATTTTCTAGGATTTCATTGGTTGCAGATTTTTGTATACCGTTCTTTTCTGTTTGAACACTTTTTGTAAATGTATGCCTAACAGCTTCATTAGAAAAACCATTTTCTGTTGGCCTTTCTATTTTTAGTATGGCAGAATATTCTGCCGAAAAAGATCCTGCTCCTTCCGATGTTTCGCATCTAACAGACTCGTTATAAATTTTAAACTTATTTGCTTCAAAAAGTAGACCCTTCTGGCTCTCGCCGTATAAATTCGCCAAAGTAGAAGTAGCTTCGCAAGCTGTGTTGGCATTGATATAGCAAATATTTTCCGCTAACTTTTTCACTTCAGTAAATAAACGATCTTGACAAAAAGACTTGGCCTGTTCCCATGCTGGGACAACAAGATTTTCTGTTCCGTTCCATTTAGAATAATTCATACCCTCCGCATCAATAGTATATCTAACATTATATGTAAGATTATCTGTTTTAAGAAAGGCTGGCCTAAACCCCTCTTGGCTTGTATCTAGATACTTAATATCCGAATATAAGGTTTCAGCATCGGCTGATATTGACCATTGGTCGTTAAAAGATTTAATTTTATACTTATCTCTATCTATCAAGTTTCTAGACAAAGAGTCCGCACCTATATCTCCTCCGCTTGAGCATTTATCCACATCTTCTGCATTAAAAATTAATTCTTGAAATTCGATTGTTGCTCTGTATGGAACAGACTTTAGCCAGTTATTATTTGATTCATTATATGCTAAAGATTGTAAAAGACCATTTTGTCCCTCTAGAAGCACAGTCCTATTGGTATTATCATAAACAAATAGATATGAACCATATCTAGTAAGTTTCTTTCTGTGTTCACTGATATTTCCTGCTGTCTTAGCAAGACTAATCGGAACATTTCCAGACGGAACAACTGTTCCTTCTATATCGATTGAATACTTATATCCAACTATATTATCATTAGCATAATTAATACTGGTGCTAATATTAATAAATGGAGATGGGGACAGTTTGTATTGTCGATATATACCAGAAGCATCAACTCCGTTTCTTAGATCATCCCCGATTTCTTTAACGGGACCATAGAATACCATAATTTCAGCTAGTTCTGCCATAAAATCTCCTATCTTTTCTGATCATAGTATGTATATGTCCTTGTTGCAGTAAAACTGCCGTCTAACGGATTCAAACTTTCAGAATCAGCAGTTAAGAAGGCTACTTGTGTATCGTCATTAATATTATTCGGGTCATCTGCTAGAATTCTATCTGGAAACATTTCATCCATATGAGGAATAAAATTACCGCTACTGCAAACTTTATTTGAATAATAGTCAAAATTACCACTATAATCTGGTGGCATGAAACCGTTCATAGCGATACTTATCGTTCTTGGTGTTGTTGTGTTCATCTTTTGAACTACAGTTCCGTCTGCTTTACCTGGCACAACAATTTCAGCAACTACTTCTACTGGATCTTGTTGAGTAATGGTAAATTCTGTAAAATATATTTGTTCATAGGTAACATCTTTACTATCAAAACTAGCCTGGTAGGAAATTGATCCTCCAGAAAAATCATGACTGATATTCATAGTTTGAATTTTTGGCCCAGAAGGCAAGCCTGTAAACCCACTTTCCTCATCAACGCCCAATGCTTCATATGTAGCTTCTAGAATTCTTTCTTTAAAATTGCGTTCAAAATCTATGTTCTTTGAATCGGTTGGATCTACTATATAAATTTCATCCAAAGCTTCTTTAGCAGCTTGGTATTTTCCTGTCCCATCATTATCGGGAACAATTAAAAGTTGACCTTGCGATTGAAGTTGCACAACTTGCGGATTTAAGATTAATCCCCCCTCTACTAAACCCTGAATGTTTCCATCAATAGAAATACTCGCTGTTTCTTCCTTATTATCATTAGAAATATTCTTTGATCTTGTAATTGTGTGTAAAACTTTAGAATTTTTCTCCCAAACAGCATTTGGCGTAATTCTTTTTATTAATACTGTATATGATAAGCTAAAAGTTCCATTAGATTCTGATACAGTAGTGTCGATGGTTTCATTAAAAGGTTTATATTCTCTGTCTCTTTCCAAATCTCCAAGAAGAGAAAATTTAGTTGAGTCTACTTCAAATAATTTGTCTATCTTTGCTTCGTCGTCGGGGTTGCAAGTTCCATCTTGATCCTCTGTTCTAAGAACCAGAATTCCTGGCTCAACACTAGCTCCTATTAAACCTTCATTGAGTTGTTGGTAAAGTCTATATTGACAGAAATTCTTAGCTTGTTCCCACGCTGGAATTAATCGTCCATTCGCATTGTAATAATGATAACCCTCTGCATCTAATGTATATGTTAAAGTAAAGTATTGATTAGATAAAGAATATGGAGTGTTTGTATCTCCAATATTTTGATATATTTCTTCCCCAAGTTCAAAAGACCAAGAATCGGAAAAGTTTCGTATTCTATAATCGCTAACATCTACTAATCCATCGTTATATGGAGCAAGAGCATCTAAACCAAAAACAAAATCCTCACAACCCAATTCTTCTCCACCACAACCCAGATAAGAAATGGACCCAAACTCTAATTCCACAGTATAGGTTGCATAATTAACCCAATTATTCTCTGTTCTCTCTATGTTAAAACTTACAACTTTAGACCCAACAGCCTTAATTAGATCCTGTCCACCTTGTTTTACAAGAAGCGTATATCCATTATGACCAAAAAGAGATTTAAGTTCTCTTATTCTTTGCATTATATATGGCAAGCCATCTGTTCCCGCTTCTTCTTTTGCTTGATTGATAGAAGTTAAATATCCAGTAAGAGTAATTCTTTCAACAGAACCAATAATATTTTCACCAACATAAATTGGATCAGTATTTATAGTAAAAAGTGGAGCAGGTGAAAGAACAAACTCATCAACAGATGTGGCATTTGTGATTGGACCATAATATACTCTCATTTTTGAATCTGCACTATTTTCCATCTTTTCTCCTCTATCTACTTGCTCTTCCTACGGCGCCATTTGATTGATTCCACAAGCCATCCATTGTCTTACCAATTTCACTATTAATCATATTCATGATACCGCCTTGTAGTGATTCAAATGCACCAGCACCATTAACATTAACATCAACAGTATGACTTCCAACCATTTCGATTCTTTCTGGAATAGTGGGGAATTGGAAGTTTTGAAGTTGCTCAACATAACCAGCAAAGTTATTACCCATTTGATTGGTTTGGTTATTTCCGCCAAGAGTGCCGTAATAATTTTCTGCTTGTGCTGGACTACTACCACTTACGATACCACCTTGATTCATATAGAGTGGACCTCTAGAAGCATTGATTTGCTTTAGGAGATCCAAATTATTTATTGCTGACTGACCGTTTACTACAAATTCATTTGGAGCAAGCATCGCTGGGATAGTATCTGGTCCTTTTGGAACAAACATTCCTTTGCTTGCATAAATTGGTCCTCCTTGACTTAACCCCGGAATACCTTGTTCTTGTCCTAATTGACGCAATGCTTTAAGTTGTTCATTTACTTGTTTTCTTGCTTGGTCTCTCGTTGTACTAGCATTAAGTCTATTGTATGCTTCGGTTTGTTTCTTAAATAATTGTCTAGCTTCAGCCTCCAAAGGAGTGCCTTTGTATGGCCCAACCATATAGTCTTGATATCCTATAGGATCGTTTTGAATATTTGGTTTCGGTGGACGGATAGGCATTGCTGGAGTTTGTGACACAGCAGCTGTTTGAGGCTTTGGAGTCGGAGTTGGTGTTGCTGTCCCTTGGATTAACCCACTCTTGTTTTGATTTCTTCCTATACGTTCGTTATATTCTTTAATAAAGTTATACTTGCTGCGTAAATTTCCATAATCTTTCAAATCAGGATCTTGAATTATTCTTGACAAACTCTTAGGATCGTTTCCTCTAGACCAATCCCAGAAACCACTCGGTGCATTTCTCGCTTCTCTAATAGTAGGATTCCATGATCTAAATGCCACATCTGCAGTTTCTATAACTGATGAATCAGCATTTGCTAGTTCTTTTAATTGTTCTATTTTGCTTGAGCTTAATCCTTTCGCACCACCCATATTCTCGATAAGTTCATCGTATGTTTGAGCTAAAGGTTTGTATTTCCAACTATCAAATTTTTCATTTAAAAATGGTGTGCCGATTTTACGTTCTTTATTCCATTCATCCATAAATGTTGAAAATTCTTTTTTAGGATCTATAGGTTCAGGCGTAGCAACAGTTGGCTTAGGTTTAGGCGTAGCAACAGTTGGCTTAGGTTTAGGCGCAGCAACAGTTGGCTTAGGCGTAGGCGTAGCGACAGTTGGCTTAGGCGTAGGCGTAGCGACAGTTGGCTTAGGCGGAGGAGCAGCAACTCCAGGAAACGCTTCTGCTCTTCTCTGTCTATTTGAAATCGGAGCTGTATACTCTTCTGATAATATCTGCGTAGCAGTTTTCTGATCAGCTGACGCAACAGCTGGTTTAGGCTTAGTCGCAGTAGCTGGCTTAGGCTTAGTCGCAGCAGCAGATTTAGGATTGCTATCGACCTTAAATGTTCGTCTTAAATCTTCAGCCTGAGTCCTGTTCGCTTCAAGTTGCTTGATTTTTGTTTGGGTGGCTTTGCTAGGTTTTAAAGCAGCAGCCGATGCTGTTTCATCTGGAGTCGCAAAAGCTTTTCCTCCTTGAGCATCAAATTGAGAAGCGGATTTTCTGGATTGTCTTGTCGAAGCAATATCGGATGCTTCTTTGAATTTTTTTATTTTAATATCTGGAATTTCTCCAGTAGCACCATCGTAAAGTTCAAACGCAGCCCTTGGATTATTTCGCAAATCAATAATCTCATTTATATCTCCAGATTTTTCTGCGGCCCTTTTGGTAGCTTTCTGACTGATATTATTGGCTTGTCTTGGGCTAAATACATTAAAATCTTTGTTAACAAATTTTGTATTTTCAAAAGTAGTTCCTGATCTTGTAATTCTATCTATAACACCTTGAGTAGTTTTGCGTTCATCAAGTAACTTGTCTAGTCTTGCTTTTCTAGCTGCCCCCCTAGCTGCGACACCTCCAATACCACCTCCAACACCACCTGTTAATCCCGCAAAAGCTGCTTTAGTTCCAACATTACCTATTGCATCTCCTACTGTCTGTCTTCCAGCATTAACTTTTTCGCCTTCTAAAACACTAGAAATTGCAGCTGTTTCTCCAGCAGCAAATAATCCGGTTCTTGCTGCTCCTCTAACACCAGCACTTAATGCACTTCTTCCTACTGTGGTAACAGCAGCACTTCCTCCAAGTGTAGCTACGGCTGCAAGAGTTTCAACACCAGTTTCAACAACACCAGCCCCAGCTTCTACGCCAGACATAAATCCTTCGTTTTGTCTTTGAATTTCTGCTATCTGTCCTTCTTGTAAGAATCCAGTATTAGGATCTATGCCCAAAAGATCTTTGTATGTGTTATTCGCAGTAACTTGTTGATCAATAGATCTGTTGGTATAGAACTTTTTACCTTCCTCTGTTAAGTATCCTCTTTTACTAACATATCCTAAACCTTCTAAAGCCTCTTTTTTACTTGAATATATCTGACCATCAGCTGATCTGTATACCTGAACTGGCTTATCTCCCGTACCAATATCGGTATAAGGTTCAACACCAGTTCCTGTTAAATCAAATTCAGTATCAGAAGCACCAGTAAAAATCAAACCTTTTTGTTTTAATCTTTCTCTAGTTTTTCTTGATTGATTTAAACTAGCTAGTGCTGCTTCAGCTTTAGCTACTTTTTCTTCGGATGCTTGCGATGCTTGTCTTAAAGTATCCTCAGAACCACCAAGAGTCCCAGTACCCAATCTATAAAGAAGCTGATCGTCTCTTTGTTTTTCATTTCTTTGGGCATTAGCTCTTTCTGTATTAGCCAAATCTGTTAATTGTCTTTCTGTGCGATCATATTCTGTATCTATTGATGCTTGTGCTGTTGCAGCCTCTTCCTTTTCTTTTTGTTTTTGGGTGCGTCTCGCTTCTGCTCTGCGGTTAAAATCCTCACGCTGCCGAGCTCTCTCTATTGCTCTATCCTTTTCCTCTTGCGCTGGAAGAGTAACATTTTTTTCATATTCGTCATTAGCCTTTTGTTGTGCTCTGTTTATTCTATCAAGAGTCAAAGAGTCTAATTTGTCTGGATTAACGGGTTTAATATCTCCGGTATATACTGGAGTATTCTTACCATCAATATCTCTATATTCAGAAGGTTTCTCTAATAAAATATTTCCATCTTCATCAAAACCATTAAATTTTGCATCTTTAAGTTCAAATTGTCCAGTATTATCCTTTGCGTCTAAAATATATCCCCTAGCTTGTCCAGCAGTATATTTTCTCTTATTAATTTCATTATCATCTAAATTGTCGGATATTGGAGCTCTATTTTGTAGATCTTGAATAGCAGTATTAGCTTGAGCGATATTCTCTGCTCGTGTTAATTGAGGATCTGTTTGTATAGCATCTCCGAACAGTGATTTTTCAGAAGCTTCTCTTCTGGCTTCTTGTATCTTTAACGCTTCGCGTGCTCCGGCTGCGTCTGTAGCTTTTATTTTTTCCGGAACAGTCATATCTGACGAAAATAATTTTCCGGGTTTTTTATCTGCCGCTATCTCATTTTCTCTTTGTTGTCTATAATAATCAAATGTTGCCATGTCCTCTTCGTATCGAGGATGAGCAGAAGCCCCACCAAGAGTACCTTGAGTACCATAGCGAGAAGCTAAGTATGCCTCATAGCCCTGTCTATCAAATAATGGTGCAGTTTGGGAACCTTCTTCATTTGGTTGAACAAAATTGGTTTCACCGGCAGAAGTCACATAACGAGTATAAGCATCCCAAACGCCTTGACCTCTACCAGAAGGTGGTGTGTCTGGATTTACTCTATCTTTAGGCTGGCCCTCATAAGTTGCACGATCTGCTGCTCTTCTTCTTGCGTATGCTCCTCTTTGTGCTCTTTCTGGATCAGCTTCGTTTCTTTGGGCTTCTCTTTGCTCATAATAAGCGGCTTCTTCTCCTGTTAGAGGTCTTCCTGCTGCTTTTGCTGCTCTTATAGCCGCGTCTCTTGCTGTGTCGCTACCCAAACCAGAAAATCCATTTTGACCCGGAGCTGTTGGTGCTGGTACGGGTTGTTCTTCCGCTAATGGAGCTTGATTAGCTCGTGGTCTATCTGCGCTTACTTCTGGTACTGGTTGTGGTGGAGGAGGCGCTGGTATTGGTTGAGTTTCTGGTGTTGGCCTACTTCCATCTATCACTCTTGGTCTTCTTGTTGGTTCTGGAGGAATAGACATAGCACCACCACCAGGACCAGAAGGCACAGCACCCAAGTCTATCGGAGCTGCTTGAACATCCGGAGTAGGTTGTGGTAACGGAGTCGCTTGGGCTGGTTGTGGTGTTGGTGTCGCAGGTTGTTCGGCTGTTTGACCAGCAAACACAGACCCAACTCTTTGTCCAATACTTGATAAAGCCCCACCAGCAAGATTGTCGAAAGCTCCCATTATGCCGCCAATCATAGCTCCACCAATTTGACCGCCTATTTGTGCGGCAGGATTTTTTCCTCCAAGCATTCTACCAAAGATATCGCCAAACATTCCGCCTGTTTGAGCTCCAGACTGAGCCCCATCGCTAGTAGCAGCTTCAGCGATGGTATTTGCGCCTTCTGCTGTTCTTTGCATATTATCCGCCATAGCCATGCTATTTCTTTGAGCATAATCTACATTTGTTCCTTGTCCTAAATTAGCAATAGCATCCCTTCTGTATTGTCCACTCATCGCATAGTTTTGGTTATATGCAGCAACAGCTTGTGCTTGTTGTCTCATTGCAGCATTAGCATCCAAGTACCATTGTGGAACTTGAATACCGCCCATTTGTACTATTCCACCAGCAGCAGCATACATAGTACCGCCAAACCCACCTACATTCATTCCTCCGTTGATAGCTTCAACAAGCCCCTTATTCTTCTGATATGCTTCTTTATTAACAATAAACTCTCCTGGCTGAAGCATATATGGTTGACCATTTGTGCTCATAGCCGGAACAGTATCTTTTCCTCTTGGTTTAAATGGCCCAACAGCCATACCATTCTTGGCATAGATCGGACCACCACGAGAACGAAAATCAAATACAGGCCACCAATCTGGTAACCAATCTGGCAACCAATCATCACCACGACCACCACGACCACCACCTGCTTGGTTTCCTGGATTTCCAAGTGGTGGACTATCCGCATTGGGTGGTTGATTCGCTCGTGGAGCAGCCTCGTTCATTCTATCAGCTATGGCATTTAATTTTTCTGTAATATTTGCATATGCATTTTCAACGATTCCAAGATAACCATTCCTGAGATCGTCACCAAGAAGAATTCCCTGAATTCCCATTTTTACTAAGCTTAATCCTTCTAAAACTCTATTTGTGATATCTTTTGGAAGATTAATACCCAAGTCTTCTAAAGCTTTAATAAATTTCTCTTGTGCTTCATTAGCGTCTCCTCCACCCAATTCATCGTTTAATCCTCTCAAAAGAATGTCAATATTTTCTTGCTGTTTAATAACATTATTTTCTTGAAGTTCTGCAATTCTTCTAAGCTCTATGAGGGCTCTTAATTGTTCTGCACTAGCTGCTTGTACTTGTTGAGTGGCATTATTAATCCCAGTTTCCATCATAGCAAAGAACTGACCAGCCATACCAGCAGCAGCGCCTCCAAACCTTCCCCCAATACCGCCTTGAATTGCAACTCCTTCCGCTCTCCTTCTTTCTTCCTGAGATAGCTGTAGCAGATCGAGGATTTGTGGATTTAATTGTGAAGCCAAAGGATTAGCAGCAAAGAAACCTGTATTTCCAGCTAGAGCTTGCTGCACACCAACTATGTCTGTCCTCAATTTGAGAATGTCTTCTAAACTACCGCTAGACAGGATAGACAATAAATCTTTCCCTGTTTCGGCCTTCTTTTGTTCGTCTGCAAGCTTCTTGAAAGCATTAGAAACTTTCTCGTTGCTATTTGCAATTAATTCAAGAGCTTGTATATATTTCTTTTGTTCAACTTGTAGGTTTATAATTTCTCTTGCTAGGTCTTCTTGCGCTCGTCTGTTATCTGGCTCTCCATTAGTAGGGTCTCTCATCAATTGATTGATTCTATCACTAGCTTCTCTTTGTTGTCTTTCCAAATCAATAATATTGTCAGATATTGCGGTTGGATCTGTTTCTCCTCCGGTTAATTGTTGTATCTGAGCATTAAATCCAGCATTCATTTCTTCTAGTGAAGAAAATTCTCCAATTGCATCTCTAAGCTGCTGATTGAAATCTGCTTGTGTCTTTACTAATTGCTGTGTAATATTAACTTGTTTAAGAATAGCATCTGCTCTTCTTTCTTCTAGATCTAAAAATAGTTGAAATTCTTTCTCTCTCTGTTCCGATAATTGTTTAAGCGTTTCTTCTGCAATTGCTGCTCCTCGAGAAAACTGATCAACACTATCGGTTATATTCGCAAAATCTTGACCTTCTCCTTGTCTCTGTGTTGCTTGTTCGGTAATGCCCCTAATAGATTGATCTAATACTTCGTCTATCGCTTGTTGTAAATCTGCTGGAACACCAGCCCCAGGACCTTGACCGGGGAAAAGTTCGTCAATCTGAGCTTGAACAGCTTCTCTGACTCCACTAACATCTCTATCTTCAGTATTAGATAATGCAGGTCTTAGGACTTGGTTAATTATTCTAGAAGCTGTTGCTAGATTGGATATTTCTTGTCCAGCTTCTCCTTGTCCTGCAACTCTCTCTGCCGCCTGTTGGAATTCTTCAACACTAAAGGCTAAAGGATTTTCAATAATATCTCTTGTTCTATTACGCAGAGTAATTCCTTGTGGACCTTCTCCCGCAAGACCAGCGTTTAGATTATCTAGCCTAGCTAATGAAAACTCCATTTCATTATTGAAGATATTAAGAGCTTGGCTGACAGCATCCATTTTGAATGTGAAAGACTCTAATTGTTTGTTATAATTTTCTTGGGCCAAAGCTGCTCTTTGTGTAGCAATTGCTGCTTGTTTTTCTATTAGTGTAGATCTTAGAGTAGCATTAAGGTTGTCTGCTATATTAGCGTTCCATGTTGCTAATGCATCTCTAGCACTAACTCCTAATGACTCCTGTTCTGCTAGATATCTCGATAGTGCTAAATTTTCTAAGAGTGCTGCTTTTTGCTCTTCTGTTGCGTTTGCCCCTAGAGTTGCCAATGCTGCTTGGGCTTCTGCTGTCTGTCCAAACACTTCAAATAAATGCTGAGTTTTAGTAGTGGCAGAATCTAATACTTCGTCTATTTTGTCTTGTCTTTCATTAAGAGAATCTGCTGATTCGGTTTGAAGTCTCATTTCTCCAAGCCTTTGCATATTCTCGCCAAACTTTTTGATTCTATCAGATAAACCAGTGGCTGCCTCTTCAGTTCTTGGTAGTCTTATTTGATCACCACCGTAAACTGTACCTCCTCCGAGTTTACCCATCTGTTCTGCTAGTTCTCTATTTCTAGCTGATAATTCACTCATAGCTCTTTCTAGAGCTTCCTGCCTATCCTCTGCTAAGGGTTCATTTTGTGCTCTAGCTAAATTATCTTCAAATCGTTTTTGTGATTTTACACTTTCTTTTCTTATTCTTTCTTGTTCTATTCTAGATTGAGCATCAAAATATCCTTTAATGCCGCCAGCTACTGCGCCTACAATAGCTCCTCCTAAAGCCCCAGCAGGACCCAATAATCCTCCTAAAGCCTGGCCTATAGCTGCTCCTTGACCAGCTCCACCAAGCACACCACCTAATGTAGATAATGAATTTTTAACATCTTCTGGTAAAAGGCCTAAATCTACACCAAGCTTTTGAATATCACTACCAAAATAATCTAAGCTTCCTTTAAGAGAAACCAAACTGCCAGTAATAGCTGTTGCAGGAAAAGCTTTGGTTATGTTGGCTGTTAATTTACCAAAACTATTATCTAGAAGACCCTTAAATGTCTTGGGGAATGTTCTGGTGATAACACCATCAAATTGTTTACCAATATCGCCCTCGAAGAATTGTTTAGCTTCGAGTCTTTGTGTATCTTTAATTTTATTTAATTCGTCAGCAGCTATACCTGTCTCTAATGATAGTCTTTGCATTGCTCTGTCGAGAGCATCAGTTGTTGTAATTTGTCGAGCAGTAATTTGTGTAAGCTCTGCACTTTTTGCTTGAATTTGATCTAATGGTAATCCAGCTTGTATTCCAGCGAAAAGATCACTAGCAGCTTTTTGAATTACTCCAGTGTCAGAAATTCCGCCAGCTTCCGCTAATCCTGCTACAGCTTCTTGCAGTGAGGCTTCTACTTCTGCTGGGTCTAATCCGGCAGCAAAAGCGTTTGTTGCTTTACCAATACTTACTACAAAAGATTTCTTTGTTTGTTGGAGTGATTTTATAATGTCTAATGCTACTGAGTCTAGCTCTTTGCCCAGTTCTTTCATAAACTTAGAAGTAGACATTCCCGATTGTTGAGCCAGCACATCCTGAACACCGCCGCCAGCAGCAAATCTCTGAACCATGCCAACTGGACCGCCCTTGTTAAATCCAGAAATTTTATCGGCTTTGTTCATCTTATTGAGATTTGCAGAACCTATTCTGGAAGCAGCTTTCTTATTGATAACAAATTCGCCTGGAGTTAATAGTGCAGGAACAGTGTCTTCTGCTGATCCTCCTTCAGCAAATTTTTGTATTAACCCGCCATCTGCAAATAGGCTGCGAGCAGCAAAATAATCTAAAGCAGTTTTAGCAGATGATTGACTTGACTTAATTCTCTTAACAGAGTTTGGGTCATTAATTAAAGATGGAGATTTTCTATATCCTGTTTGTAATGCCCAGGCAGGATCGTTTTTAGGAGGCCAAGTATCTTCTGGTCCTCTAAGTTTTTCGTCAATCATTTCGTAGTTGCCAGTCCAAGCATCTCTAGGTAGAGGAGTCTTAGATACATCTGATCTATTCCTAAAGTAGTAGTCCCAAACAGATCTAGCAGCACCGCTAACGGTAGCTCTGTCTGATGTTAGCATGCCTCCCTTTTCCGTAACAGCTTCCATTACAGTATCATATAGTCTAGGTCCATATCCTTTACTAGCCATTGACAAACCAACAGTCCATATGCCATCTTTCCATTTTTTAGCGTTAACAGATCCTGTTCTCGTATCATTTGGGTTATATCTAGCTTCTATTCTCTCAGGCGAACCGCTAAGAAGTATTTGACCAAAATCTTTTTCTTTCTTAGGTTCTCCTCCTTCTGCGAATTTTTGTATGAACCCGCCAAGAGCACGACGATAGCCTTTTGATCTGTTGTATCTTCTTTGTGCAAATGTATTGGTATTGTTTGTATAGCTACCAAAAGCAAGTTTTCCTCTTTCTAAGAATGCTCTAATTGTTTCTTCATCTTTAAGCTCATCAAAAGAAGAACTAGCAGTAGATATTCTACTATAATAAGCAAAAGGTCTTCCTCCCAAGAAACCTACACTTTTGCCTTCTGCTAATAAAGCTTTAAATAATCCAGTCCATTTTTTAGCATTTTGTAATTGTTGTATTTGTTTGCTAGCAGTTTGTTTATCATAAACGGTAGACATAAATTGTTCTATTTGAGCTTCATCAGAATAGAATTTTCCAACAAGGCTTTTGATAAAACCTAATTGTTTAGCACTAGGAGCATTTGGATCCGGCTCTCCTCCTTCTGCGAATTTTTGAACAAATCCTCCAAAGTTTAATCTATTAGCTAGCGATACGGCTTTTCCTTCCCATTTTTTCCCAGTTGCTGTGCCAAAAAGTTTTCGAAGAACACTGTTACCTTTCTGTGGGGATAGTCCTAATCTTTCATAAATTGCTTTTAGTTTTTCAGCAACAGAAAGGTTTTCTGATTCTTTTCCTTCGCCAATAAGTGGTAATATCATTCCTCTACTATAAGCACCAGAACCAAAATCTTGTGTTATAGCATTAAGTAATACATCCTGAATACCTGATGTCGATTGTATCTCCTCTGCCATCTTAGACAATTGTTCCAAACTCATCGAACCAGCTTCTCTTAATGCTTCGTTGCCTATTTTTCTAGCAATGGAACCAGGACGAGCAGCATCTAAGGATTTTTTAGCGTCTACAAAAGCTATATCCTTCAAACTTGGAAACCATTTAGAAGCTTCCCCTAATCCGTCTCTAAAATCAAAATAGTCATTTTTCTCAGAAGAGCTTTGAGCGACTTGATATATCCCGCTGTTTTTAATAGTATTTAGCACGGATTCAAAAATACCACCCTTAACACTATCATTTAATGTGCTTAAGAAGTTATCGCCGGCTCCTGCTGCTATGCCAGGGAAATCTAAATCTGCTCCAAGATTATTCATCATCTCTATTATTCTGTTATTAATAGCGCCGCCGACATTAGCTCCTAAAGCTCCATCTAATCCTTGTCTAACTAAATTATAGCTTCTATTACCAAAAATAGCCTGCAATCTTTTTTCCATGTTAGAAAGTTCGTCTTCTTTCAACTTTCTATCTTTAAGAGTACTGCTAATAATTTCACCGCCTGAGATTATGGTAGGAGTAAGATTTCCTGCTTCTTCCATAATAGCGGCACCAACAGTATCGGTTGCTAATATTCCTCCACCAATGCCGTATTTTTTAATATATCCACCAAGATTATAAAAATCTTTAGGATTTGCCCAATATGTGTCTACTGGCCCTGTTAAGCTAACAGTCTCTATTTGTTTAACTGATTTATTTTTTCTATTGGGTCTATAGGCGCTGTTTTCAAATAGGAAATTTTTAGCAGCTATGGATTTAGGGGTGTTTCCTTTTTCGGAATTGCTATATGTCTCGCCTAGAGGCAAAAATTTTGCTTCTGATCTACTATCAGGAAAATCTAAATAATCAAACCGTCCTTTTGCTGGATTCCCTAAACTATATTTTTCCCCAACAAATTTCTCAAATCTACTAGCGTTACTGAAAGCTTTAATGTTTTTAAATGTTTCTTTATCTTCATCTGTTGGTTTTACTCTAATAAATTTTGATCTATCCCTAACAATATCATCTTCAAATTGTTCATAGTTATCAATATCTTGTATGCTTGTATATTCACTCGCCAATGTTTTAACTTTTCCACCCCAACTATATTTATTCATCTTCTGTAAATTACCAGCCCCAATAGTTTCAACAGCTTTCTTACGAATCACAAATTCGCCAGGAGTCAGCATTGCCGGAACAGTATCTCGGTTTCCTTGACCCGGAACAACACCACCAGAAGCGAAAGCCTGTACTCTACCACCCTTATTAAATGTAGTTCCTCCAGCTTTAAGGCCATTAATAGCAGAAGTTAGATTGTCCAATGATTTTGTATTTGCATTTAATGCTGTAGTATTTACAGCAATAGCAGCAGTTACTTTTTCATTTTTGGCAGTAACGGTTATATTCCCGCCGCCGGTTAAACTTCCTAATTGTGAAAGAACTCCACCCTTATCTTTTGTATTAAATAATCCTGTTACACTTTTAACTATTCCATCAAAAAAGTTAGTGATAGCTTTGAAGTTTGTTATGGCGAAAGCTGTAGCAAAAGCTGCGCCGATAGGGGCCAATGCTCTACCTATAGTAATTACATTTTTAGTTATACTAAGAAAAGCACCGGCAATATTTTTAAATACGGTATTTTCACTAAAATCACGAATAAGAGCGTTGAATTCTTCTCTTACTCTTGTAATCTGAACAGCATAAGATTTTTGTGCGGCAATAGCGTCTTTGGTTAATGAGCCTTGTCCACTCTGGGCGATATTGAGTGCTTGTTGTGCTGTTGTGAATTGTTGTAGTAACGGAATAACTTTACCAATCTGACGGAATCCACCAAGCTCTTCTACAATCTTACTAAATCTAACATCTCTAGGATCTAAGTCTTTTAATCCTTCTGAGAGTCTCCTGATAGCCTCATACGCACCAACGAACTGCCCCTGAGCATTTTGTAGCTCAACACCAAACTCTTTAAGATAGTTAATCGTGCTACCACGTTGAATTCTGGTAAATATCGTTCTTAAACCAGTAGCAATGGTCTCGGCGCTCTCACGAGTAGTAGCACGAACGCTTGTAAATACAGCGATGAATTCATTTAGAGCATCGGTTCCCTGACTTACGCCTTTACTCGCAGACGCAAACACACCACCAGTTCTTTGGATAGCAGCAATAATATCTGATGATTCAACAGCGAATTTAGCCGCTACGGCATTTATAGAACCAAGAGCCGATTCTAGATCGCCAGCACTAAGTTCAAACTGTCTAAGGGCAGCAATTGCACCCTCTGTGGTTTGTTGAATATTTTTAAATGTAGGAGCAAGATTTGTTTTTGCTAAAGCCTCAAGAGACCTTTGTGTTTCGGAGGCGGTAAAACCTGCCTGAGCCAAAGTAACAGATACCTGAGCCAAATCAGAGCTAGCGACACCTAAAGTTGTAGATAATCTTGTGATCTCATTAGAAATACTCGTAACAATTCCGCCTGTTCCACCAACAACTTGTTGTAGCCTTCTCATTTGGTCATTAAACTCAACAGCAGATGAGGTGGCATTTCTAAAAACATTAACCAATGGAGTAACAAGAGTACTGAGAATAGCAATCCTTTTACCAGTGTTAAAAACCTCTCTACCAAGTTTATTCATAGCATCTGATGAATCTAAACCAGCAGATGTCATTCCAGATAAAGTACTTGCTACTTTTGTATTAACACTAGCTACCTGAACAGATGACCTAGCTAAAGAACTAAAGTTAGCACCAAGAGTTGATATTGTGGCTGATAAAGTCTTGGCATTAGCGTTAGCCTTTTGGAACTCCGCATTCATTAGCTTGAGATTTTTAGTTACACTAGCTATAGATTTTGGAGCTCCCTTGGCCAATTTAACATTGACATCTGCATTAATAGAACCAAGCTGCTTCTTAATCTGACCAACAATAGGTTTAATATTGTTTGGTCCACGAAGATTAATTTGAGCGGTTAAGTTAAAAGGTGTTGCCATATCTTATTGTTCCTAAAGTATCTCCTTAACCCTTCCAAAGAGGTGGAGCTAATAGTAATATTACAATATTAATATACACTATTTAGGACTGTTTTTATTCCGCAGACGCTTTTTCAACCGCTTTTTTAGCAGTTTTTCTAGCCTTCTTCGGTTTTTCTTCAACCACTTCTGACTCTTCTTCTGGTTCGTCAGACGCAAGAGTAACAGGCTTACCATCGTCGTCTAAGAATGGAGTAAATTCAACAATATATTCTCCTTCTTCGTCAACTCTATTCCCTTGCTTATCAATAAAATTACCTTCTTCATCGATATATCTTCCGTTCTTATCAATAAGTCTTCCTTCGGTGTCTACATATTTTCCTTCTTTATTAACAAGTCTTCCCGAATCATCAACAAAGCGATAGTCCTTCAAAAACTTATTCTCTGGAAGCTTAGACTCATAATCATCTTCTAGACCATAAACAAAATTAGCAACATGTTGAGCGGCCATAATTGCTACTAGTTCTGAGGATCTCTTTTGATAATCATCATAAGACGCAAAATATTTCTTAGATGGATTATCTCCATATGCAGTACAAGCATATACCAAATAATTAAACTTAGCATTATCCGCCTGTCCTTCTGCCGTATGGTTATCGAGACTGGTTCTATCACTAATAAGTTCACGAAGAGTTTCTCTGTCCCTCTTCATTTGTAAAGCTATTTCCTTAGCTGTGGCTAGGGTGATGCCACCTTTTTTGAGTTGTCTTTCGGATTCTAGTAATTTGGCTTGTAGAGTATTGTACTCCGCTTGCTTGGCGTCGTCCCATAAGCCTTGTTCTTTTAGAATATCGTCTAGTCTTGCCCTGACAATAGCTTTAGACTTTAGAGCATCGTTAAAGGCCTGATTGTAAACCTTATTCGCTTCTCTGTTGTCCGCTGCTGACGGAGAAACTACTTGTAATTCCACATCTTTGACTTTAAATTTTCTACTCATTGTCGCCCTTTCTGTAAAACTTGTAACTATATTTAGTTTTTCCTTTTATCTTATTTATTTCTGATATGGCTTTTCTCAATTGATTATTACCATTATTCAGAATTCTATTTCTTGTTTCTTCCCAAATGTCTAAAAACCTGTCTTCTTTATCCGAAAGTTCTTCGTCTTCTGATTTATCTTGCCCCCATAAATATCCAAAGTTTTTTTCGAATTCGTGTAATGCACCAATCATGGTTGTTTGTATTCTTTTTCTTAGAATATTCTCTTGGTCTTCATCCATCTTATCTCCTTTGCTTTCTTTGCTCGTTAGACATGGTTAATATATCTCTTTGCACATCTGGCAAATGTTGTTCTTTTACTGTTCCTGATTTCTTTAAGATTTCTTTTCTCTCCTTAATAACTCCTCTTCCTTGGTGATCGTTCAAAGAATAAATGTTTTGTACTTCCTTTTGTGATTTTCCTACAATAAAAACTTCTTGGGCATTTTGCATGCTCTTCGGAAGCATTTCTTCTGTTCTCTTTTGGTTTTTGTGTTTTTCGTTTTCTCTTCTCTTTAATATCATCCATCCATCCAACATATCGTCATCTTCTATAACTTCTTCTGAAGGACTTTCTGGATGTTCATATACTGAATCGTACATCTTACTGATAACAACCAATGTTTTCTGTTCGTCTGTCCAGTCTACTGTTGGTCTTCCAAATAAATTATTTTGATTTGCCCCCCAATAGTTTCTCCAAATATTGCTTCTTGCTATCTTTTTGAATGTTGAAGTTTCTATATTGTTCACTAATATATGACCAGAGATATCGTCTAATAGCCTTATGTTTGTATTATTATCGTTGAAAATCCTATTGTTGTCCATATCAAAAATACTTCTTGACAATAAAAAGTAGTTTTTAATCTTGTTGCAGTATCCGTTCAATGTGATATGGTCTAGAGCATGTTTGTCTGCATACAATTGGTTGTATTTCCGATCTAATCCGGCCAGATGTTTTTTTAGAGCTTTGACCTTCTTCGGATCTAAAAAACTTTTGTATAGTTCTATCTTTGTGTCTTCTATCTGTGTTTCTAAGGCTTTTAGTATTACGTCACCATTAAAGTCCCATAACCCCAGATCGACCAAGTGTACTACAAGTTCATCTTCGTTAATCCAATCATTATACTTGAGTCGATCATATTCTTCTTGAACGTAAAAATCTGCTTCATACTTTAGATTAATATCTGGGTATACAAGTTTGTATTTCTTGTTGTTATAGATAAAAATGTAAAACCCAGATAATATTCTAGATAGGTATAAACTAATTGTTCTGTCATCCATTGTCCACGAAATTTCCTATGTCTTTTTGCCTACAATTAATTAACCAGTATAAACAGGACCGGTGAGGTTAGAATAGAAAGTTGAATTACCACCACTGTGAGCAACTGTAAAGCTGTTAAAGTTGCTATAGCTGTAGGTAACTGTGACATTTCCACCACCAGTATCACCACCGGTATAGTTCACTGAAGAAAGCTTATTCTTATTACCAAGACCGATCTTAGTGCCTTCACAACTAACTAGATAGATACTCTGATCTTTAAGATTGTAACGATAAACATCACATCCAGTATCGCTTGCTGTAGCAACCTCGTCATTACCCTTGTAGTAGCCATCTTCTGTAGCATTGATACCGTCACCCTGTACAGCAAGAACTTCGAATTCTGAAGTTACTTCAACTGGGAAGGTAACATAACGATGATAAGGAGCAAAACGACCAAGTTCGTTGATAGCTTCACGACCAAAATCGCAACTTACAGTGATGTTCTGGAAGTGGGCTGTGAAACCTTCTCCAGCATCTCCACTGTCAGCAACGTAACCGCTACCATTGACACCTGGAATTTCTGATGGGAAACGTGAATTCGCCATATCTAGGTGCTGACGACGATTAACCTTGGTTGGAGCAATTGGTTCGTCATCATTGGTGTCAAACTGACCAACATCTGAACTGGAGCTCCAGATCTTATCGTTTCCAACAAGAGTTACGTCTTCTGTAAAGTTTCCATCAACTGGGAAAGTATAGCTAACGCTAGAAACATACATTCCAGAGCATGTAACAATTGAGTAATTTGAGACTAAAGAAGTGCCTGAGCAACTTACCTGATCGTCATCAAAGATGGATAGCTCAACATCACAACGAGCGTTTTGACGACCAGTAAGTGTTGGGCTAGTAGCTACGGAATTAGCGATACCAGCAGCCCCATTCTCTGTAGCTGCTACATAAACGAGCGGATATCCATCAAGAACCTTATTAAGAGTAATTTCGATATCTGGAATTTCTTCTAGATTCTGATAAATTTCTAGCTGACCTAGCTCGAAAACTTGCTCTAGATTGAAGTTTGTTGTCATTCCAACGCTCTGTAAACCATGAAGCGCGTCTACACTATCGCCGCTTCCGATTCGAACTTGTTGGATTGCATAATAAATACGTTTGTTGGCCATAATTTATCTCCGTTGAAGATGAACATTAATTTAAGGGGCTATAAATACTATATACACAAAAAACAACCCTTAGTTTGAAATTATTTCTATCGTCGCCCTAGCTAAACCTTGGTGAAATTCGGGGTTTATTGATTCGATTTCAAATAAGTTAACTGATTTTATTTCGCATTTTCTCCAATAATAATTTTGTACCATATCTGGATACATAACTCCACTTAAATTAATATCACCACGATAATCTAGTGGATATTCTCCGCTTTGAGCTAAAGAATTAGTATCATAGAGTTTCATTGTTAGATCTTGTTGCAGTCTAAGAATGTCTAGGAGTTTATTCCTCTCGTTCTTTGTTTCTGCTAATACATAAAATCCTATGTCTTGTTGGACAATTAATGATCTTGAGCCTATTTCAAATGGTCTAGATTGCGATCTGGATATGGGTTCTATAACTATCGCTGGAAGTTGAACTCTATGAATTCCATCAATACTCCAATTCCCATCTTCTGATCTTTGTAGGTCTAAATCTCCAGGATTATAACTATTAAATTGTAAAGTGCTGAACCAGGGGCTATCGCTAGCCCTATAAATCTGAATATTTCTATAACTGTGATTTAGTTCTACAGAAGAGGATGTATCGATAGCTGTATCAAAAACTACTCTTCCATTTGGGTAGTCAATAAAATAATCACCCGAAGAGCTATGTGGATAGTAAGTATTATTGATATATAATCCTGATATTTCTATGGGGGCCGAATCATCCATGAAGCATCCCGTTTCCCAAACCCAATCCTTCCTCATTCCCTGCCAAACTTGACCATCCTCATAAGCCTCATCAACAACAGGAAGAAGTGTTGCGGGAGAAAATCCTGAGCTGTATATTGTATATTCGTCTATTGTAGCATCAAACCATGCTCCGAGATTCAAAAAAGCCCAATCAAAAAAGGTTTTGAAGTTTGCTTCTACGACATTCAAAAGAAGATCTTCTGATATTGCATTTACTCCTTTAAATAGCAAAGAAGAAGAACAAGTGCTAGTTGGTTTATTTGATGAACATACCATTATTTAAATATCCTTTTGAGTAAGTCTTCTATTTGCGGACTTGAATCATCAATCGCTCTTGTAATCCAATTGTCTGTTGCTGTGCCAGCATATGCGATCGGAATACTCCAAGAGCCAGGCTTTCTCATGATTGCACCACCTGTTCTACCGCCACGAGTAAAAACAACTTTATGTGTAGAGATTAAAGGTTTGGTGCCTTCAAATAAAAGCCATTGTAACCAAGGTAAATAATACCCCTTCTTATCATAGACCTGCGCATAATTTGTTCCTAATACATCAGAATAATCAGATTGTACCAAACCAACGCTAAAAAAAGCAAATATTTTATCTGACCCAATTAATGTTGGTTTTACATATGTGACATTTACATCATTAGTCCAAATACTTATTAGAGCATCTAATTTTGATATTGAGTCTGGTATACCGAGCTCAAACCTAAGCTTTCCGCCAACTAACGCATAATATGTTTCGCTACTCATAATAGCATTTCTTAAAATAATTGGCAGATCTTTTTTTACTTCAGAAACAGCTTTTTTCATGAATTTGTCTACTTCTGGAATCAAAGCTTTCAGTATTTTCTTACTGATTTGTCTTTCGTTTTCTTTTATTTCTATTTCAAATTTCATGGCTTATCCACAAGTAGGTTTAGCGCTTCCACTAACCATAGGCTCTGTTATGCTGCTTGTTCCTATTCTTTCCCAATTTACAATAAGATAATTATTATCGCCTAGACCAGCCGGTGTGGGTTCTTCATAAAGACGAAATAAAGGATTACTATTTACAGAAGAATACACTACAGTTAGATCTTTGCATTTCTTGAACTTCGCAAATAAAGTCTTATCAGAAATTGTTTGAATCATACCAGATGGATTCTCTATATTAATCGGTTTGATAACCCAATCTTTATAGTCCCAGATTACTGCAACATAAATCTCTTCTACAGTCACAACCCCATAATACCCTGTACCATTACAATATGGGCAAATCCTTCCACTTGTAAATTGTCTAGGACCACCAGGCTTATATTTGTTAGAAGACTTTTTGAGATTACTGTCGTAAATACAGTTTGGGCAAAGAGACTTCTTACTAATGCCATAATTCAATAAGCATTTGGTTGTTAAACCCGTACTGGCTAACAACATATCTATCTGATTTTTGTATAAGTTTTGCAGTGAAGTGAAGTCTATGCTCATGATTACCCGTAAATATCATTGCCATATGGACCTATTCCATAGTAACCTCTAGATAATGCTCTAGGATCAAAATCATTACCAACAAACGGACTAAGAATAGCCCTAACAGCTGTAGCGTTTCCTATATTATGATCCATTACTAATTGTTCATATAGTTTGCATGGCCCCATTTCGAGAAGAGTTTTATATCCAGCTAAATTTCCAGCGACACTAATATTAGCAGAGCCGAGCGAAGTCTTTATTCCTTCTAGGGCAGCTTTTGTTCTGAAAGTACTTTGATCTAAAAGACAAGCTGATTTAAGAGCGATAAAACTAATAAAGTCTGTATCTCTGGTAGAATTTTCGCTTGGATCCGGAATAATATCGACATTTATTATATCGACATTGTATTCTTTTGAAAGATTAACTTCTTTTGTTACATAATTAGCAGCGACTACAGAAAGTTGTAAAATTCTATCGTCACTATATGTGGGCGTTGCTCCCAAATCATTAATGAGAGATCTGATAATAATTGGAATTTCGATTTCCCAGTACATATATTGACCTTTCTTTTGTGTGTATTTTATATACTTTAATACACCATTGATATTCTGAGAAATTATCCCTCTAAGTACCAGTAAATTTTACCACAATCGGGAATAACATTTCTACATATATCGTTGCCAGAACCAACCTGTACTAAATATGTTTCTACAACATAGGCTTCGTATAATCCGCTTACACCTGGATCAATTGGATTAAGAAATTGTAGTTCTCCTCTTGTTGAAGAAGAGGTAGTAGCAACTGGCGTTTCCGTTTGATTAATAAGTTCTGTTGTTGTTGGACTTGTTCCAGCATCGAAAAGATATCCACTTATAGCTACTATGCTAATAATAGTGGAACAATTTTCGCTACATTCATCTGTATCGTATGTTAAGTCTACATAATTACCTGAAGTAGTTATATTTATAGGATCAATAGGACCACCAAAACCACCAGTATTACCATTAACAGATATTGTTCTCCAAGGGCCGGTTCCATAAGTATTAACAGCAGCTACGGCATAATTCCAATATGTTCCACATGTCAACCCGCTAAAAGTTATACTATAAGTATCAGGACCTATATTGCTTCCATCGGTAGCATCAGCTCCTGAGCAAAATGCAGTACCTCCAGAACCGTTTAAAGTAAAATTGTCTGGAGCTGAATTCAAATCTCCATATGTATATCTAGCCTGGTCACCATGATCATAGGGTGGATCAGCATTTTCCGGAGTTATTAAACTATAATCATATCTACCAACTTTATATCCAATTATTGGACATCCTCCAGAATCGCTCGGAGCCCCCCATATTATCGTGCCAGAAGCATATGTACAGTCGGTCATACCGGTATCGCAATCCCATCCAGCTGTTGAGGGTGGATTTTCCGACATTCCAGCACTAATAACTGTTCCTGGAAGACCGCTACAACCACCAAGATTTATTAATCTATAGAAAAAGGGTGTCATTAGAAGTTTAAACCTCCAACAAATCCATACCAGTTTGTTCCTCCATCAACGGTTGTAAAATGTAAAATATCTTTTTTGCCCGAAGTTGTAGTTAAGCTAGGAGCTGAACCGCCAGCCCATTTTACACTAGCAGGCCAGCTAACGGTATATGAAGATCCATTAGGAGTAAAAATAATACTGAAACTATGAGAAGTGCCAGACGAGTTAGGATTGCTTATAGTTATACTTGTAATATTTGCATTTCTATTAACTAAAAAAGTTGTAGCATTATTAAGATTTAATGTCAAAGAGCCTGAACTAATAGCAACAGTTTCTGTTACCTCTGTAAACCTTTGTATAGGATTATTATTATAATCTATAGGCATGATTATTCTCCAGAAGGCTGAATGATCGTTATTGAACCGTCTCCGTTTTGTGTATATTCACCAACAACACTTAATCCTTCTGCAATCCCAGATGGATCAACCAACGCTAAAACTTCTCCTAGTCTTGCATGTAAATAAAATATGCCGCTCGCGTTAGTGCCAAGATAGGCAGCAATATCTTCAGGAGTAGCATCTTGACTAGCCCAAAACATTGTAGAACCTTGATTAAAGGCTTCTTTCATGGATTCATAAATTGCAACTGTTGTGTTTCTAATTGTATCTGCTTTGGTTTTAGCTCTGATAATTTCAACTTGATTTCCCTGTAATTCATTTTGTATATTACTAATAATACTCATTATCGCTCCTTTTATTATGGTGTACCGGCACTCATTTGGGTATATCTAATTGTAGCACATGCATACATACTATGGGAAGTTGGAGCAGTGACTCGTACCCTTAATCTATAATCAGTACTTGAATTTGCGTCAACAATTACCTCAGTTCCCGAAATGTCGTAATGATACTCTTCGATAAGAGGGCCAACTAGTGCTGCTGCTGCTGGACTTCCTTTTACAATAATACCACCCCTAGCATTATACCATCCTCCCAAATCGTTGTTTGTTGAACTAATTAAACTAACTTGTACATCAAAATTTACTAGAGTAGCATCTGGAATCTTAAAATAGTTTGTGAAAGTGCTAGAAGTATTTAGAGCATTGACACCATTTGCTGTTAACTCAAATGTACTGTTAGCTGAAACTAAGTCTCCTAAAACTACAGTACCTTGCTGTGACGCACCAGCAGTATTGTTACCACCACTAATAGCACTGGCAATTTCACCCCATCTTATTGTTTTAGCATACCCCATTGCAACACTGCTTTGTTCTCCAGCATAACAGTTGCTGCCAGCCAATATTGTAGAATTTACCGCAACTGCTTGATTACTAGCGCCGTTTATAACTGTAGCATAATTAGCAGTGGCTTGATTAAGTGCTCCACCTATTATAGCGGAGCCAAGGTGTGTCGCTGTACCTCCCATCCCGCCTAAGATTGCAGCATAAAAACCAGTAGCGACTTGTGAAACATTGGTTTTAAATCGCTGTAAATCTACTGCATAAGTTCCTCTTGAATTTCCATAGCTTGTTAACTGTATTGGTCCGTTACCGTTAGGTTCTAAAATCAAGCTACCATTAGTATTTGTAGTACTTAATGTGTTTCCGTCTAATTTTAGGTTATCAACCGTTAATGCTGGAGCTATATTAACTTGATTGCTGGCCTGAAGATCAATATTAGTTCCTCCTCCAGTAGTATCAATAGTAATATCTCCATCAAATACAATAGATTCATCATCTGCACCAATTAATGTTCCACCACTTACAATATTAATAGTTGCTGGTACATTTAATTCAGTAGTTCCATTAAATGTAAAGTTAGAGCTTCCAGCAGCAACATTGCTAGCATTCTTGTATACTACTTGATTTGCTGAACCAGCTACTGGACCTGTAATACCTTGAGTGCCTTGAGCCCCTTGTGCTCCGGTTGTACCCGTTGTGCCCTGACGACCTTGAGCTCCCTGTGCTCCGGTTGTACCCGTTGTGCCTTGACGACCTTGAGCCCCCTGTGCTCCGGTTGTACCCGTTGTACCCTGACGACCTTGAGCTCCCTGTGCTCCCGTTGTACCCGTTGTACCCTGACGACCTTGAGCTCCCTGCGCTCCCGTTGTCCCCGTTGTACCCTGACGACCTTGTGCTCCTTGAGCACCCTGTGCTCCGGTTGTACCCGTTGTGCCTTGACGACCTTGTGCTCCTTGTGCCCCGGTTGTACCCGTTGTGCCTTGACGACCTTGTGCTCCTTGTGCCCCGGTTGTACCCGTTGTGCCTTGACGACCTTGAGCTCCCTGCGCTCCGGTTGTACCCGTTGTACCCTGACGACCTTGAGCTCCCTGTGCCCCGGTTGTACCCGTTGTACCCTGACGGCCTTGAGCTCCCTGTGCTCCCGTTGTCCCCGTTGTACCCTGACGACCTTGAGCACCTTGAGTTCCCTGAACCCCCTGTAAAGCAGCGGTTGCTATTTCAGTCCATGAAGTGCCTGTTCCAGTAGATAATAAAACTTTTGTTGAAGAACCAGCACTATTACTGCTATCATATAGTGCTCCGGTAATTCTAGCATCCCCAACAACATGTAATTTTTCTGTAGGAGAAGCTGTACCAATACCAACATTACCACTAGTATTAACAACAAAATCATTTTGAGCATATCTACCAGCAATTACTGTATCATCATCGAATACTTCGAATACTGGAAGACCAGCATTATTATTAACGCTCATTAATGTGCCACTGAGATTATCTACAATGCTAAATAGTGAACCATTAGTTCCTTCAGCATTAAAGATGGTATCCCCAGATGTTGCAGAATACACATGGAGAGTGGCATTAGGAGAAGCGGTATTTATTCCAACTTCTGTTGCTGCATATAATGTATCACCATCAAAAGTTAGGTTAGCACTTCCAGCTGCAACATTAGAAGAGTTTTTATATACTACTTGATTTGCAGATCCTGCTACTGGACCAGCAATACCTTGTATACCTTGACGACCTTGAGCCCCTTGAGCGCCTTGAGCTCCGGTTGTACCCGTGGTGCCTTGACGACCTTGAGCTCCCTGTGCTCCGGTTGTACCCGTTGTACCTTGACGACCTTGAGCACCTTGCGCTCCCGTTGTACCCGTTGTGCCTTGGCGACCTTGTGCTCCTTGAGCACCTTGTGCTCCGGTTGTACCCGTTGTACCCTGACGACCTTGAGCACCTTGTGCTCCCGTTGTACCCGTTGTACCCTGACGACCTTGTGCTCCCTGTGCTCCCGTTGTCCCCGTTGTACCCTGACGACCTTGTGCTCCTTGTGCTCCGGTTGTACCCGTTGTACCCT